GTACCTCTAACAACTTCAACCTTCATTGGGTCGGTATTAGTAACCTTTGCAACATTAACAGGAATGATGGCACTTGGTACTACACCTGAGCCTGAACCCGAACCTGAATTAGAACCACCTAAACCAGATACATTCGCAAGGGCATTTCTAGCTCTACTTCTAGCATTTGTCAAATCAGCACTCAAATCAGCTTTGGCAATTTTTGCATATGCATTAACCGCGGCACCATAGAAAGCATCACCAATCCCATCAACACCACTGGTTGCAAAATGTTCAAATACACTTGTAAATCCCTCCACACCTTCTTTGAATATTGTATCTACCGTACCAAATACTTTTATCATATTTTTCTCGTTTATAACACTACCTATAACCTTACTTATTTCTGTTGCCGCAGATAAAGTAGTTTCCTCAATTTTTCCATATTTAGCAGAACCAGCAATCTCAGCTGAAACTCTCCTTGCTGGTTCTTCTAATGTTTTTTGGATTACTTCTAATACAGTCAATTGTTCTTTAGCAACATCTAAGGCTGACATATTTGCAGTCTCCGAACGTTCTCTAAGTTCCTTTATTTGGTCTTTTGTTAAGTCCGTTGCAGAAACTAATTCAGTAAACTTTTTACCATCTTCGTCCTCACGCTGGAAAGTAAATTTTAACTCACCACCATCGAACTGACCGATATTTGCCAACATTTCTTTGGTCTCATCATCATAACCACCTAAAATATCTAATTGAGATAACGCTTCTTGACGTTGTGCAGATTTGACTGCAGTATTGGCTAACTCCTCATAATCCATACCAAGAGCGTTTGCTTGAGCCCTTAACCTTCTCATTTCAGTGGCAGATATGGCAAAGTCACCCGTTTCAGAATTAAATGATACCGCAGCACTCGCAGCATTTACAATAGACTCTTGAAGACCATCGATGTCATTTTGAGCCATGTTCATTAATTGGAACGGGTCTGCTAATGCACCAACAGCTCCACCCAACATTTGGAACTCAGCAGCTAAATTAATAGCCTCAGAAGGGTCAAGTAATTTACCCGCTAAACTTGTAACATCAGCCATGTTAATTCTCAAAGCTTGAGAACGAGCAACCATATTAGTAAATCCTTCAACACCATTCCTAAAATTATAAGAGTTGATGAGTTTTACATTATCTCCAACAGTTTTCAAGAATTGACCGGTATTTAGACCTAAAGACGCTGCTCTTTTACGTGCACTTTCAATTTGTTCGGCGGCTTGTGTTGGACCAACACCAATTGAATCAAAACCTTCAACAAGTGTAGCCATTTCTTCAGCAGTAAGATTTGTGGCCTTTTGTATTGCGATAAAATCAGTTAACTGTTTATTAGTCAAAGTAACATTTCTTTGCATAATACTACCAATCGCAGCCATCTGTACCCCAACTTCAGTTGCACTAACACCTAACGCCGTAAGGTCTTTTACTGATTGTGAAATAGTCTTTTGCATTTCTTGGGACGCTTTAGCTCCCTGACCAAAAACATCCGCAGTTACTGACTTAGCAGCACTGTCAAATTCAAAAATCGCCGAACGTAGTTCTTTAGTATATTGAATGGCACTACTAATCGCGTCATTCAAATCTTTAGGACCACCACCACCACTGTTATCTTGTAAAAACATTTAGACTATTTTACTTATAAATACCTTAACGTGAACTTTGTCTACGTTTCTCGTTCAACTTTTCCATATCATCAATATACTTTTTGATAAAATACTTCCTTTCGAACGTAGGCATTTTAAGAAGGTCAGAATAGGAGAACCCCAATTCTTTGACACAATAATAAAACTCATCAAGCATAGCTTGACGGTAATCAGAAGAAAGGACGAAAAAACTCCGCCCCGAAGGCGATACGAGTCGACACCTTTTCTCCTGACGGGGCTACAAAAACACGGTCCAAATCTAACTTCGGTTCCGCACCTTCCATTGTGTTTCTAATATACTTAGAATCTGCAATCGGAAGATTGACAATAGTTGATGATATATCAGCCGGGTCCTTAGAACCATCAAACTCGACAATCATTTTTTCTAATCTCTTAGTAACCACAGGAGCAACCATACCATCAGGGTATGCGTCTCTCATCTTTTGAAGGTCTTGAATATCTCTTTGATTTAAGATACGACACTTAACCATTTTTTGACTAACAGGTAACATTAACTCAAATAAACCTTCACCGTTTGGTTCAATAGTTGTCGGTTTAACATTTAACTCATCCAATAAAATACTTTGTTCAAAGTCCTTCATTGTTTTAGGGTCACGAAGATTGAATGTGTATTCAGGACCGAATGAAGAGTTTCTTAAGAAAATAAGTATTGCCTCAACATCACACTCCAACAATTCCATTGGGTCAAAACCAGGCTCATAAATTTTATTTCTTAATAAAGTCATAATGATGTTGTCACCATTTCTTTGACCCAACAAAGTATTTTCATCCTGAGCTGTTAAATAACCTACTTTAATTGAGGACTTCCCACTTTTATAGTACTTACCCTTCGAAGGTAATTGTACCACGTCATGAGGTAGGTTGAAGTCTTGTTGTCCGTATTGTGCTGCGTTGTCCATATCTTATATAATAAAAAAACCATAGAGAGTCTCCCCTCTATGGTTAAATATAAATGAACTGATTTTTTCGTAAATAGTATATTAGTAAACTAAAATACATCTATCAGGACGTAATGTCGCCGTGATAGTTGCAATACCATCATCACCATAACCAAGTGAATCAAAGTTCACGTCAGTTAGGAATGTTCCTTGTAAAATCCACTTTTCTACTGCCACACCTGTTGGGTCTAACATTTCCAAGTTGATATTTTTCTTATAACCTGCAGCGTATCCCATACGACCAGTTACAGATTCAGCGTGTAAACGAACCCACTCCATTAACGCTTGAGAAGCTGAAGGACCGATTGGGTCACGGAATGTTACGTTTAGTGTGTTCCAAGTAAATCTACCTGCAACATATGTTGAAGTATTCAAGAATGGAACTTCAACAGAATTGATTGATACTTGTGGACGTGAAGTTGACTCCACATACCAAGAGTTGATACCCAATGAAGAATCAAAGGTCATGATGAACCTATTTTTTCTTTTTGGTTCATAAGGTATCGGCATTTTCATTAATAAATCAGCCATTGTATTTTTGTTTTTATATTTTTTTGTTTATTACTTATAAATAGTTGGAGTAGTGAAAATTTTTCTATTTACTTTGTTTTGAAAAACCACATTATATAGAAGCTAACTATAAATTTTTATACTTCTTTTTTCTCTCCTCCTTTAGTTAAATAAGTTTTTACTGGTTTATCATCCTTATATTCTTTATCTAAGAAATTCTTAATGCTTTCAATATTTCCTGGGTCATCATCAGAAAAACCAATCATAGGAACGAAATTATTTTTAATGTCGTTCTTAAAGAAAGCTCTCTGATTTAATTTACCAGCCATATCCTTTACATAAGAGATAAAGTTTTTAAGGGCTTTTATCTTTCCTTCTTCAGGGTTCGCAGCACTACCTTCACCATAAGTTACTGGGTGGAACTTTAATAAGTCCAAATACGATTCAACTATATCATCATCAGTCATTTCGTCCTCACCAGAGATGTCTCTAAAATTCTTGAGGTTTGAGATTAATTCTTCTTTATTAATACCCTTGTGATTAGTCATAATCATATTATATACAGCATCTTTTAATACCGAAGGTGTGTGTCCACGTGCCGTGATAATTGAGAAAATTGAACCTCCATTGATTGCCTCAACAAAATCATCCCATGAAGGACCCGTCTCAGCAACCATTGCATCAACAATAAATTGTGAGTCACCTTCAGTAGTGAAGTTTCTATAAGGGTTTTCGGCGTAACCAACAATAGTATCACCTTTATAATCAAAAGGTTCTTTACCTAAAACCCCACGATATTCTGCGAAGTCCTCAGTAGACATACCCACTTCTTTACCGTCCTCAGTTTGAACGATGATTTGTGTAGGCATCATCAAAATGTTGTCATCCCAGTCAAAAGCATAATACTTCATATTAGGATTACCCGCTTCGTCAAAACCCTCATTGAGTTGTTTTTCCTCAATATATTCTCTTAAGATACTACGAATCATTACTTTGTCTCGTTTAGTCTCTCAATTAATCTTTCTAATTGTTCTTCTGAAATCACAATGTTTTGTGGTTTTTCAGAAAATGTTTTTACACCATTGTTCTCAACATTTAGGTGTTCCATTAAGTTTGATTTCTTAAATTCCATGTTCTTATTTTAATTAAACGTTTAATAAGGCTAATGGGGGTCACCATCGGTAACCCCCAATTTATAAATATATCAAATTAGATATCTTCGAAAGATGCTCCCGTTGGAGTAATCAAGAACTCAATATCGATGAATTCAAGTGCTCTCGTTGGTTTCAAGTAGATTTTACCTGTCAATTGGTTATTATCCAAATCTTCAGGTGTGTTTTCTACAACCACACGGAAGTCGATTAAACCTCTGTCTCTTCTAATAGAGTCTAAGATTGGGTTAACCGCATCTAAGAAGTCTTGTCTTACTTGGTCATCGTTCTGTTCGAACAACAATCTTACCGCTACCGCCGAAATCAACTTACGAGCTTGTAACAACAATCTTCTTACATTAATTCTGTCAAGTGCAGATTCTCTAATTTGTAGAGTCTTATTACCCCAAATTACTGTACCCACATCTGAGAATGTTGCGATTGGGTTCAATCTACCTTGGTATAATGTATCTCTATCTTCTTGAGTTAACTTCTTACGTGCTTTAACAGCATTTACCAAACCTCTTGTGTAACCCGCAGTTGCGAACCAAGGGAATGCGATGTTATCTGTTAACGCTAAGTTCTTAACAACCTCTGCCGTTGGTGGGATGTAGATTTGTGTGTTGTTCACACTATCCCTTGTCAATACCCATGGGTAGTAAGTTGCCGTGTAGTTCGAATCTATATCTGACTCTTCTAAGTTATCCACTGCTTCATCAGGGTAGATGAAATCTGTTTCGAACGCTGAAGTATTAGGAACAAACATGTTGTAATCAGGAGTTGTACAGATGTAAATTGAATCTGCTCTATCTGTTTCAATCATGTCAATCGCCTCTTCAACCAAGTTTGAGTGATTAGTGTAATCAATACCTGGTGTTGTGAAAATATTAATGTTCACTGCTTCAGGGTTTTCGAATGTTTTCTGACCCATTAAGTAAGCGTAGTAATCAGTGTTTGCCCAATCAGTTGAGTTTTCACCAACAGTGATTTGTTTGAATTGTCCCCATCCTGTTGCAGTTGGGAATGACACTGAAGGTGCTGCACCTAATAAGTAACCTGTACCACCCAATCTAAATGAATCTTGATTTGAACGGAACTCTCTGTAGATATCCCATCCGTCAAAACCACCTTTAGGTAATAATGTGAACTTACGAGCATTTAATCTGTAGTAAGGGTTTGATTGTGATGTTGGTTCACTTCTGAATTCTGCATCACCCACTTCAAACGCCGTTTCACCTGAAGTCACATATTGACCTGAAATCGTTACTACTGTTGCTCCTGAATCCATGTGGAAACCTTTTGTAAGGTATGCCCAATTGTTACCTTCAGTAGCAGTACCCAAGTTAGTTGGGTTTTGTTTACCTTTATACATAAAGAAGTCAGAATCAATACCTACAGTATTTGAAATACCTAAGTAAGTCTTTCTTACTTTATCACCTGCACTTCTTGAGATGTTACTACCACCTGTAGATGTACCGAATGGTGGGTTGTAAACTACCTCACCTGGTGTATTATATTTTGTTTTGTATGCAATGAATGGACTCTTAGCTCCTGAGTACTCTCTAAAGTCGTAACCTTCGAAACCACAAGGAAGTGCATCTACAGGTGCATCTTCATCCATTTCCAACATAATAAATTTAGACTTAAGTTCAAACTCTCCATTAGCAGTACCGACTTTCTTAGCTACATATCCATTTTCACCTGGACTCATTGTACAGTTAGTGAATTTCTCAATAACTACAGGGTTTGCATCTGTATCAAAGAAATCACGAACGATGATGTCGAACGTTGAATTAGCAAATGAGATGTTAGCAATAGAAATCTTAACTTGGTTGTTAGCTGCATTACCATCAGAAATTAAGATAAATCTAAATAGTCTATCAACTTGTGAACCTCTCAATTCTGAAACCACAAACGGAGTGTGTGGTGTTTGATATTGTTCCAAGTACCAACCGATTGAACTATTAGTTGCGTTATCTTCTCTTGCCGATGGAAGAGCAACTAAATCACAGTTAAGACCACGAATTTTACCTTTTCTATAACCTTCAGTTAATAATGAGTAATAAACCTCTTCCGCAAATAATGGGAACTCATTTCTACTCTTACCAAAGTTTGTACCACCAAATACTTTATTGATGTAGTTAGTATCTGATAAAGTGAACGATGTTTTGAATGTGAAGTTATCACCGTCATTCGTTACACCTGAAATACCAAATGAAGAATATGGGTTTTTCTGAACATCAGCATAATCACCTGAACAATCCATAATAACTTGTGAAACACCACTAGCCATGTAAACAGGACCACCATCGTTATTATCGTTGATACCTCTTGAACGAAGTGTTGCCACAACTACATCATTGTACTCAGTAAATGCGGTTGCGTTATACGATAACACTGAACCACTTAAAGTACCTGAGAAGTTACCACCACCTAAGTCTGTGAAGTCAGAGTTCATAACAACATTGAATGAAATACCTGAGTAATTATCTTGTGAACCTGGTTCGAAACATGCGTAGTACCAAGGGTCCATTAATGAATCGTCGTAATCCGCAACTGAATCGTATAGACCGTCAACAGATAAGAAGTTATTATCATCTGAAATAGTGTACCCAGCACCAGTAAATGAATTATACACAGCATCTGTAACCACACCCCATTGTGCACCTGTAGTAGCACTTAATGAGTTATCTAATATTAGACTGTGAACAAATGTTTGTAATTGACCCGACATTGTTGTTGAGTCACCATTGTATAATTGAATACTATCGTTAATGTAATCATTTAATGGAGATGAGAATGCCCCCGTGAACTCAACAGTACTTGTTGAACCTGTCGAACCAGTAAAGGTAACAGACCATGTAGAGAGAGTAGGGGTATCTAATGTTGAGGGGTCTAAGTTTGCTTGAGTTGTAATAGACCAAGACGGACCAGCATCGTAACCTGATAAACCTAATACTCTGGTTACAAATAATTGGTTTGATTGTTGTAAATACGCCTTCGCTATGTAAGCGGCTTCATATTTTGGAATCTGCGTGTTTACAAATTTTGTTGGATTTGTTCCTCCGAAGTAAGCTTGAAATTCGTCGAAGTTGGAGATGAATATAGGTTCGAATGCTGGACCCGATAAGGTCTCACCAACAATACCCATAGTAGTTACACCTACACTCTGTGCCACGAAACTCAAGTCTCTTTCTGATGTATAAACACCCGGAGAAACGAAAACTTTGTTTGAACTTGCCATGTTTTTTAATTTCTTAAGAATTTATTTTTATTATAAATATTTCGAAAAATCTTAAAAAACATTTACACCAGCCCTATATTTATCGATTAGGGAGAATTTTTTCTGCCTTTTTTCACACTAATATTATGAAAGACATAAAGAATATTAAGATATCTACAGAGGTTCACTCAACACTAAAAGAGTATTGTGATGAGAATGGATTGAAGATGTATAAGTTTTTGGAGAAGTTAATTATGGACAAATGTTCTCGTCCAAAAGATATCTACGGTGAATAAATTATAACAACTTAGCGGTTGTATATATTCGTGCTTCACCATCTACATCTTTATCTACAACGAACCTTACCAAGTCATTAGTATTGATTTGAATCTTACTCAAATCATCACCAACATAATTGTTGTTAATGTAAACTGAGAAACTATCTACATTATATGTTTCGTTCAAATATAAATCGGCAGTGTATCTGAAAGTTTCACTCAACTCATTGTTACCATCGACAAATAATAAATCTACAGGAAACTCGTTAGGGTTTTCAGGTTTTGGTTCAACCTTTCTCGATGAGTTAAGTTGTGACACTTCATACATTGTAAGTGCTCTTGAAATACCTGGACTTACTTCAAATTCTTCTTCATCCATTAAGAACCCTAACATTGTGAATTCATAGTTTTGGATGTAATACTTTCTTTTGTCAATGTCTAAGACAGACTCATCTGAAATGTTATTTAATATAATAGGAATGTAGTGACCCTTTATATTAGTATACGCTTGACGGGATGCAAAGTTTTGTAATACGTTTTTGTTGAATTCATTCAACGACCTCATTCTGTTTACAAACAGTTTAACATTATAAGTAATATCAACAGGAATAGGTTGAGGAATTTTATAGACATCAACACCTTTTCTTTGTCCGTCCCAAGTTGGTACTTTAGCATAATAAAATTGTTTTCTATTTGGTATAGTATATTGTAATGATGGGTTGGTACCATAAGGAACCTCAGGTTGTCTTACTGTTGACACAAAAGGTGGTTTCACGTTCTTATCCAAATCTTGGAAGTTCCATGTTTCAGTAAACTGAGCCCAATTCTGTGTGGTGATAATAATATCTACAGTAGGTATAACCTTACCATCCATAAATGTTTTCAAATCATTCTTAACGAAGTCCAACATACCACGGTCCAAATCTGCATGACCTATACCTTTTGGCAAATAAGTTCCATCCTTTTGAATATCTTCCAAAAGTTGTTCCCTTCTTGCAAGTCCCGTTTTATTAGGAATAAGGTCAAGTGTCTTTTTTATTTTCTTTGGTAATGCCATTAGATTCCGTTGAACTCATCATTTGATACCGGCGACGCAGTGATACTGCGGTAATATGGTTTATAACCACCATAAGTGTGCCTGTTATCCGAGGTGATACGACCGTCATCAACGACGGAATAGTATCTAACTCTATCTTCTTTTTCATAATAACCAATGTAGTCTCCGAACTCAATGTCGACACCCATCTCATCTAAATAAGATTGATAGATACCCACTTTGAGATTACCAGGTTCAACCTGTCCAATTCTTGAGTTACCCATAAACGCATTTGTAGGAGCCTCAATCTGAACATAACCTTTAAGTTCCACAGGTGCATGGTACTGAATACCTTCAGATACTACCTCACCATAGACATCGTCTTTTTTCGTCCTTTGTTTATCAACACGATACAATACAAACGTAAAGTTCATATCCCCATGCAACCATTCTTGGCCGAGGGATATGTCTAAATCAAAATCTTCTTCTGCGAAGAATTTGTTTAATCTCGTTATTGGAACTTTTCTTTGACTCATCAATTGATAAATATCTATAAAATGATTATTATTAAAGGTATTTAACTGTATGGAAGAAAATAAAGTAATGTCTAAAATACCTGAAGTAAGGGCAACCCGTATCTTAGAAGACTACGAAGGGTTCAACAATTACATATTGGGTCTAAAGAAAAAAATGCAAGTCAAAAAGCATTTTAAGATGACTCGTGCTCAGGCAGATTACATTATTGACTTCCACGATGTTACCCCAAAGGTGGCAAGAAAATGGGTAGAGTTGGATGAATACTTTGGTAAAAAAATGATGGAAGAGAAACTTCTTACCAAAAGACCGACACAAATATACGTAGAAAAAATCTTAGTAGAAAAAGATAAATCATTTCATATCTACGGAAAGTTATTTGAGACCGAAGAATTATACGACTTTTGGTTACCTAAAGCTGCGGTGATTCAAAATAGAGAAAGAAAAGTGGAAATTGATTACACTAAGTATTCTCATCGTCCACCACTCGAACATCAGAAACTCGCTATTGAAAAGTTGGTTGGGAATGACAAATATATTCTCGCAGATGATATGGGATTGGGTAAGACCACAGCAACGGTGATTGGTGCATTGGAAGCTAAAGCCAATAAAGTATTGATTATTTGTCCCGCATCTTTGAAAATTAACTGGCAACGTGAGATTGCCAATTACACAGATAAAGAGGTATCAATCATCGAAGGTAAGAAGTGGGAACCAAAAGATTTTACCATTATCAACTTTGATATCTTAAAGAACTTCCACGACTTAAAGAAAGTAAAAGAGTCTTTGGTATTAAAGGAAGAATTTGATTTGGTAATTATAGATGAAGCTCATTACATCCAAAACAAACAAGCTCAGAGAACAAAGATTGCAAACGATATATGTAAGAAAGTTGGAAAGGTATGGTTACTAACGGGTACACCAATGACCTCACGACCAATTAACTATTTCAACCTATTAGATTTGGTAGACTCACCAATCGCTTATAATTGGATGGCTTATGCAATCCGTTATTGTGAAGGTTACCAATTCAATGTTGGTAACAGAAAGGTATGGAATGTCAACGGGGCATCTAACCTAACAGAATTAAGAGACCGAACAAAAACACACGTCCTAAGAAGACTAAAACAGGATATATTAGATTTACCTGAAAAAATTCTCACACCCGTTTATCTAAGATTAAAGTCAAAACAATACGAAGCACTTATGGGTGAATACTTCGATTGGTATGACAACAACTCCGAGGAGTCATCCTCATTAACCGTGCAGTTCTCAAAACTGATGAAAGTAAGACAGGTCATTGCCGAAGAGAAGGTAAAAGACACCATTGAGATTGCAGAAAATATTATTGAACAGGGAAAAAAAGTTATTATCTTCACCAACTTTACCGATACATTAAACCAAATTAAATCACATTTTGGAAAGTCCGCCGTCGCATTGGACGGAAGGATGAGTAAACCCGCAAGACAAAACTCTGTGGATGAATTCCAAAACAATGAAAAGGTAATGGTATTTGTTGGTAACCTCAAAGCCGCAGGTGTGGGAATCACACTGACCGCAGCAGAAGCCGTTATTATGAATGACCTCTCGTTCGTCCCTTCTGACCACTCACAGGCAGAAGACCGAGCATATAGATATGGACAGAAATCAAACGTATCTGTCTTTTATCCAATTTTTGAAAATACGATTGAAGGTGTTATTTACGATATATTATCCAATAAAAAAAATGTATTTGAAACCGTTATGGGTGATAATATAGACAGAGGGACGGTTGTAGAGGAAATATTGAATACAATTTCAAGAAGGTAGGAATATTTTCCCATACGATATTATTTATAAGAAAATGAAAACGTATGGAATTCAAAAAAAGCCAAGAAAGAATCCATGAGATAGAACAACAAATCTCAGGTTCTGAAAGAAAAGAAATAATTCAAGAAAACAAAAAAGACGTGAAAAGAATATCGGCAATTAAGTTACCGTATTCATATTCTTCACTAAGCCGTTTTGTGGACAAAGAAACAATGAATGTTCACTATAACCAACATTACAAAGGTTATCTTAAAAAACTCAACAAAGCATTAGAATCGGTAAAAGATAAGGATATGGACCTTGAACTACTCATTAAAGGTATTTCAAGATACAATAGAACAATCAAAAACAACGCTGGTGGTGCTTACAACCACGAATTGTTTTGGCAAATGTTATCACCAAAAAAACAAGAACCTAATGGACCTGTTTTTGATAAGATTAAAAAACAATATAAAACATTATCCAACTTCAAAAAAGAATTTAAGAAAAAAGCAGTTTCACAATTTGGTTCAGGATGGGTATGGTTAGTCCTTAATAAGAATGGTAGTATTAAAATTATGACCACTTCAAATCAGGACAACCCACTTATGAACACAATGAAAAATGGTGGAATTCCTTTATTAGGGTTGGATTTGTGGGAACACGCCTATTACTTAAAATATAAAAATAGAAGAGACCAATATGTTGATAATTTCTTTGAGGTTATTAACTGGTCGTTCGTTAACAAACAATTTGACCAATATCAAAAAGGCAAGATAAACGAATCTAAGGTGGTGAAATCATTAATTACTGAGGGTACATCAAGAGGATGTTCACCAAAACAGGTAAACACTTATAGAATGATTTTTAACAGAAACCCTCAGGTTAAGAAGAAGTTTATGTATGCAATTATGGATATCTTAAAAGAAGTATATTCTGAATTCCATTATGGAAAGAACGAATATGCACCTGGACAGATGTCGGGTATCTATGATTTTGAACAACCTGGTCGTTCAGTAATCAACAAATTAAATACCAACTACTCAGCATTCTGTATATTAGTTAATGACTTGAACGCAGTATTAAAACACTACGGTCAGGACCCACTTAACTTTATTGGTGGTAACAATCAACAACAACTTCAAGAGACTGATAGAATGATACAACTTATGATTCAATTCAGACACCGTATCTTCAATCAGGATTCAGGAACATTCCAAACAATTATGGCTTCATTAGATAGGTCAAACAAGTTTGGTGATGAAAGAGAGTTAAAGGCTGTTGTCAATATGAAGGATATCTTTAATACGAAGAAGGTATTCAAAGTAGGTGAATTAGGAGGTAAAGACGATATGATTGGTGGTATTGATGCGACGGTTGAAATTGACGGTCAAAATAAAACCATTCAAATTAAACCTTTCAACGGTTACGAAGAAGAAGATGGTAGAATGGTAGTGTTCGGTACTGGTAACGTAAAACCTTACAAAACAGACTACATTGCTTTCCATAATGACTCTAAAGGTACTATCGTATTTGCAAACGATAATACTGAAATCAAAAATGGTAGGTTTACGTTCCCTGTTGATAGTTGGGTTAATCCTAAATAATTCACATTTACTGGATATTTATATATAAAAGTCCACGATGTCGATTATTATTGAACCACAAAGAACAAAACTTTACACGAGAATTCGTCACTTACTCGGTGCACCTCTAAGAGGCATTGAGATAGAAGACGAAATGATGGATTCTTTATTGGAATTATCCATTGAAGACTATTCTCAATATGTGAATGATTGGTTAATTGAATCACAATGGACATCTTTATATGGTCTTAATCAAGATACACAATCCGTAGCTAAAGCACTTATCACTCGTTCTTTAGATTGGGAAACACAATACACTTACGCATATTCTAAGATTGTAGGTTTACAGGCAGGTGGTGACGCTGTTCTTAAAAAGGACTACATCAACCTACAAAGAAACCAACAAATTTATGAAATCCCTGCGGGTCGTGAACTTAATGAACTATTATGGTTCACAAGAGCAGAATTAGACGCAGCATTCTTCGACCCATTCATGGGTGGTTTCGGAGGATTTGGTGGTATCGGTCTTGGTGGTGGTGCTGGTTTCTCACAAATGGGAGGTCAAGGAAACTACTTCGTAACGCCAGCATTTGATATCTTATTAAGAATGCAAGACATCAATATTAAAAGAAGACTTATTGGTGGTGAACTTACTTATAGAGTAACCGCACTTCCTGAAGGTAAAAAGGCAATTCACCTTTATAATGTACCTGGTGGTAAGTTTGATTTTGGTAATATTGCAAACAACGAATACAAAGTATGGTATTGGTACTATGAAACAGATGACAGAGAATCTTGTTTAGCCGAAAACCCTGATATCGTTCGATTACCATCGGATGTTAATTTAGACAACTTAAGATGGGACCAACTTAACTCACCGGCACAAACGTGGGTTCGTAGATGGTTTACCGCATATGTTAAAGAAACATTAGGTAGGGTAAGAGGTAAATTCAGTGGTAATCTAAAAACTCCTGATTCTGAACTTCAATTGGAATATGATTCATTATTGAGTGAATCTAAAGATGAGAAGTCTAAATTAGAGGAGGAGTTAAAAATGAGATTAGAGAGACTCCGTCCTGATAAAATGATGGAAGTTAAAGCAAGTCAAGCTGAAAGTTTGAACAAACAATTACAATATAGAGCACTTCCACGACAGATATACATTATCTAATATGGGAATTTTTAAGAGTTACCCCGTTATTAAAATTGTTAACGGAAAAGAAGTTAAAACTTCTGATGCAATTATCTGTACAAATACAGGATATACAACAAACGGTGAAGCCGCAATTATTATAAAAAATGTGGAACAGTGTGTTGTAACTTTAGATGAAACAACCACTGACCACATTACAATTAAATCTATGACTAATGTCACAATCAAAAGTGACAAACTAATCGATGACGAATATAACCAAATAGAAACCGAAAGAGGTGCCTCTGTTGAATTACGTTATATAGGACAAGGTTGGTATATTATGTCGTCTGATGGCTTAAAGAACTCATAAGTTTTCTATTCTTAGAAACATACTCTTCATCCACTAATTCCATCGTACCTTCTACATACATATAGTATGGGTCAATACCTACACTATCCCAAAACTTAATTTCAGTATCTGAGATGGTTAATACCTCCTCTAAGGTATCTTGGTCCCCTTCACGACGAGGATAACCCCTCACCAACTCCGTCTGTGTCTTAGTAAAGAATGGACGTTTAGTTGGGTCTTCGACCAATATCTCATCACGAATTTCCGTAGAAAAAACAACTAATAGTGGTTCAATACGTTTGTTAAATGATGCAAGATATCGAGGTACGTTGTATTCACCTAACATATCAGGTTTTTCAGATATGTCTTTTTCATCAATCAAATAACAATTCAAGACGACCTCATCTTTTTTCTTTTGTACATCACCGTGAGACTTTCTTTCACCATTATTTACATAGTAGATAGTATCACCCAAACCAACCTGTAGGTCATGTTTCATCGCTAATTCCATATGTGCTTGACGAGACATTAGTGAACCCGATTTTGTTCTTTTAGTTATGTGTTTTTTATACTCCGCTATTGATTGTTTTACACGTGCTTTATTGGCAATCTTTGAGATGGGTATCTGACGATTGTAGATGATATCTACATATTCGTAGTAGTACTCTAAGAATTCGTGACCCTTACCATCTAACAACATACGAAGACCTTTATCCAAAAATTCAGCAACATAAGTTGGAAGTTTCTTAGACTTAATCGTGTTACCAGTAAGTTTTACTTTACCTGTGTCTGTTAATAGTGCGTAGTTTTTACGTGCCACGTTAATTGTTGCTGGCCATTGACCATCAGTATCGAGACCCATTTCACCCCTCATAAAGATATCGTTGTACTCAGCAACATCAGCTTCGGAACCGTGATATTCCTTACCCTCAACTACAAGACCATTAATACCTTTACCTATATATGTGTGGGAATCTCTACCCTCAGGTACTGAGAAGTTCACACCATCCGTATCCATTACGAGTGGTTTGTATCCTCTTTCCATAAACCACATAATCATCTGACGTAAGTATTGACGACCTGTACAGGTAATCTGCTCACCCATGTCCATATCTCCCCATGGGAATACGTGAGGTGCTGACAACGAACCGAAGAATGCGTTAATGAAAATCTTAATGGGTAATTGTTTACGGTTGTATTGTGAGGATAATTTCTTGTCCGTTGATGAGTATTCAGCCGCGAGTTGTTTGTATTTAATACGAGTATCACGGAAATACTTCAACATACTCTTCATTGCACCTGTAACATCACACTTAGGGAACACATCGTGAACCAACTGAATGGATGGGTATAGTGATGAGTAATCGAGTTTTAGTACATCTGTTGAATAACCCACCGCTAACAAACGTGACAAACCACCTGTAAAGGGTCGTTTATCTCCCTTCTGAGGGATTGCAAGTCCGTGCTTGTATGACCACGAAGCCATAATCATTTTCCACAGTGTGGCGGTACCCATGGTGGACAGACGTTCGTAGGTGGTTGGTACCAACTTAGCAAGTAAGAAGTTAGCTTGATTGTATTCTTCATCAACTACCATTGTTTCCCAAATATCATCGTATAGATATCTTTCAATGATGTACTTACCATTAACCTCTTCAAATGCACCTGGAAAACGCTCCATTAAATTTTCTGTACCAGGTGCTCCGACTTCTTTATATCCACCTGACTTAGGATTGAAATAGTAATCCTTATTGTCAAAATAGATTTTACCAATCTTATCACCCTGAACATACACACGGTTTGGTTTCTCAGCCCCGATAAATTGGGTAATATACTTAAGACCCCAACTCTTAATGTCTGAGTTGATTGCTTGTGCTCTACGAACCGCATGGGCAATATCCACAACATTGTAACCCCACATCTGCATCTGAGTGTATTCTTCCATCTCATTTGCCAACTTCAACATCCCGTCCTTTGTTCTAAAATTAACTTCAGGATTAAGGGTTTTGATAATCTTCTTTGGGTCCAAACCTAAAATCTCTGCTCTACGAATTAAGAATGGAAAATCGAAGAATGCCGAGTTGTATCCACCAATAAGTGTTGGTTTAAGGTGATTTACAATATCAAAAAACTCAATGATAAGTTTTCTTTCTTCTTCAGGATTTTCTGCTGATAATACCTTTTCATACCCTCTATTGTCTTTCATACCAATGAGGAAGATTTGACTGTCTTCAGGTGAGAGACCTGTGGTCTCGATATCGAATACAAAACGGTGAACCTCATCATATTCGTCAAACCCTTTGAAAAGTCGTTTCCCCTTCTGACATAGATATTGTTCTGTTGGTGGTAGAATCATAATATCCCCTGAGTTATCTCTATTCCATGGGTCTAATCCCCCACCTTTGAAGAAGTTAACTAAGTTTGAGTATGATTTGGTTGTCTTGACTATATATTTCAAACCTTTTTCCATTCTCTCATCTCCATGAGTATCTAACTTCTCAATAAGGATACCGTGGGTTGACATCGCTTGTTTCTGAGATGCTTTTGAACCACCATAGAAATTCTTTCCATGAAGGTCTCCCACCCATGCAAAAGGAATAAATGAGTCTGATTTGATTTGTTTACCCTGAATAGGGTCTTGAATTACTTTGAATATTTTTCCTGAACGATAGTCGTACTCTAACGCAACTATATACTTTTCAGGGTCCTCCCCTAATAGGAATTCTTCGATTACTTCTTGTGATACCATAATATTTTCTTTTCGTCTGAGACATTATACTCACATCGTAGTGATGTGATTACTCTTTGACATTTATACTATGGAAATAATAAGAAGTGTTTTCCTTCTTGTCAAATGATATTGATATAAAGATTTTCCCTAATTGGTGCAATCAGTTCACCCATTGAATTAATGATTGAGAACTCACCTAAATACCTACCTTTTCTACGTGTGTCTCTTTGTGTCCACTTATAGAAAATATAATAGGATGGTGTGGCATCAGGGTTTTGTTGAATCTTTTCGGTGATGAATGCGTTGTTCATCACAATCTTTGGAATACCTGTGGATTCTTCTTTCATTGAGAAACGGATTGTTGCATTGTCTAAATCCGCATCGAACAACTTCCACGAATCTGTTCGACCATCTCTAACAACCTCCATCTTTAAGATTGGTAACTCACTGTTTTGTTTTATAAAGAATTCCATTGTCTATAAATATCTTGATAAAGAAAAACCCCTCCGAAGAGGGGTTTTATATTTTATGTGTTTTTAATTTGTTATAATGCTTGTGGTACAAAGTCGTAACCAATCGATATGTTGTTATTACCAAGTGTAAATGATTCTGAATCACTTGCCGGAGTTAAACCACTATTCGCTGAAATTGATGAAACCTCTTGTCCCAATACAGAACCCGCACCTTGTGTTTCTGCGTATATCTGACATCCTGAACCTAATACACCTTGAGATTCAACGTAGTAAAGGATTGTATCACCTGGGAACGCTTGGATTGAATCCGTAGAGTCATTTCCACTACCTGTTGCTGTGTATGAAGATTGTAACACTCCATTCACGTAAATAGCTGCCGAACCTCTAGCACATGTTGCACTTGTGTAGTTAATACTAATCGTTTTTGGTGATACCGATGTCGACGGTGTTACCGTTGGTGTCTTAGTTGGTGTTCTTGTAGGTGTTCTCGTTGGTGTTGGTGACGCAGTCAATGAAATTGTTGGTGTAACTGTTGGTGTTCTCGTTGGTGTTGGTGACGGAGTTGGTGTTGGTAATGCACAGAATGAACATGTCGTACCAAATACGTCGATTGAGTATGTTGGAGGTTCAGGTGATTCATCAAAACCAATAATTTGCCAACAAGGAGCCACATCACCACCTTTAGATGATAATGATACGTAGTCACCAACCGATGGTACTGCTGGTAAACCAGGAGCTAAGTCGGCGATTGCTTGTGTCGCACCAGGTTGACAGTTACCATCAAAGTAAGTTATCTCCTGAATTAGGAATTTATATTCAACACATGGATATGTTTGTACACAACTACTACATCTAGGGAATAATGGGTCATTAGCTGACCATGGTTGTCCTCCATCAGCTAACCAATCACCGTCTTTATTTCCTAAGTCACGGAACTCACCACCTGTATATGATGGACCGATAAATCCAACACAACCGTCAATATAACCTGTTTGGTTTTCTAAGTATAATGATGGATTACCTTCCTCAAGTGAATTCATAATTGATGTGTATTCAGGTCCGTTCAATCCAATTTTGTAAACGTAACTATCACAACATGCTGAGAAGTACATTGAGTAGTATACCGTTGATGGTGTTACTGAAGGAGTAACAGACGGAGTAACACTAATAGATGGTGTTATCGTCGGCTGAGGAGTTTGTGTTGCCTGTGGAGTGTTAGAAGGTGTAACCGTTTGTGTAGGTGCTGGTGTTTGTGTTGCCTGTGCCGTTGGAGTAACTGTTGAACTTGCCGTAGGTGCTGGTGTTGATGTCGGTGCTGGTGTACCTGTTGGTTCAGGTGTTGAAGTAGGTGCTGGTGTTGATGTCGGTTGAGGTGTTGACGTAGGTGTTACACTTGCAGTTTGTGTAGGAGTATTAGTTGGTGTCTCAGTTGGTGTTGGAGTAACAGACGATGTTGGAGTTACACTTGCAGTCGGAGTAGGACTCGATGTTGGTGTATTAGTTGGAGTATATGTCGGTGACGGTGTCACTGAACTTGTAGGTGTTACCGTTGATGTTGGAGTGTTACTTGGTGTTACTGTGTTAGTAGGTGTTGGTGACTGAGTAGGTGTGTTTGTCGGTGTTCTTGATAGAGAAACCGTTGGAGTCACTGTACTTGTTGAAGTAACGGTTGGAGTAACTGTTGGTGTTACTGATGACGTTACTGAAGGCGTTGGTGTGTTTGTAGGTGTCTTCGTAGGAGTAACTGTTGGAGTTACTGAAGAAGTTACCGTAGATGTAATAGTTGCTGTCGGTGTCAACGTAGCTTGTGGTGTCGTTGAAGGTGTTACCGATTGAGTTGGTGTTTGTGTTGGTGTGTTTGATGCAGTAATTGTAGGAGTTACAGAAGGTGTAACTGATATTGTTGGTGTTACCGTTGATGTTGTAGTAGGTGTAAATGATACTGTTGGAGTAGGTGTTGTACTTACCCCTGGCGTTTGAGATACCGATGCGGTTACTGATGGTGTCGGAGTGAATGTTACTGACGCAGTTACTGAAGGTGTAGGTGTCTTTGTAGGTGTAGGTGTTTTTGTTGTTGTTGGTGTGGCAGTTGTTGTAGACTGTGGAGTTGCCGTCGGTGTTGGAGTTGTAGTGGACTGTGGTGTTTGTGTAGGAGTAACTGTAGTTGTAACAGTTGACGTAGGTGTAGGTGTTGAAGTACCACCAGGTGTTTGAGTCGGTGTACTCGTTGATGTAGATGCTGGTGTTGATGAAGGCGTAACCGAACTTGTAGGTGTCGGAGTCGACGTTCCTGCAGGTGTACTGCTCGGAGTGACTGATGATGTTATTGTTGGTGTAAATGATATTGTTGGTGTTGGTGTAGCACTTGAACCTGGCGTATTTGATACTGAAACTGTTGGAGTTACAGTCGGTGACGGAGTTGCGGTCACTGATTGAGTTGGAGTATTTGTAGGTGTAGACTCTGGAGTCGATGTTGGTTGTGCAGTTCCTGTTGGTGTTGGAGTTGCAGTACCACCTGGAGTTCCTGTTGGAGTACTTGTATGTGTTGGTTCTGGTGTTGATGAAGGAGTAACCGAACTTGTTGGTGTTGGAGTTGCCGTACCACCTGGTGTTCCTGTCGGTGTACTTGTAGATGTTGGGTCTGGTGTTACAGATACACTCGCAGTGACTGACGGTGTTGGTGTTACCGTACCACCTGGAGTCTGTGTAGGTGTATTTGTTGGTGTTGCAGTTGCCGTGTTAGACGGTGTAACTGAACTACTTGGCGTATTTGTTGGGGTAACATCAGGTGTAGTTGAAATAGTTGGTGTTGGTGTGTTACTAACACCTGGTGTATCAGAAACTGAAACTGAAGGTGTTGGAGTACTTGTTGTTGTTGATGTTGGAGTAGATGCTGGTGTACCTGTTGGTGTAGGTGTGGATGTTGTCTGTGGAGTACTTGTAGGTGTTTGTGTCGGCGTAGATGTTGAAGTAGATTGAGGTGTACTTGTTGGAGTTGCCGTTGTAGACGCAGTCGGTGTTACTGTTGATTGTGGTGTACCTGTTGGCGTACTTGTTGAAGTGGCTTGAGGTGTTGATGTTGGTGATGCTGTAACTGTTGCCGTTGGAGTTACTGTAGATTGAGGAGTTCCCGTTGGTGTACTTGTGTGTGTTGGTTCTGGAGTTGAAGTAACAGTTGCCGTGATAGTTGCTGTTGGTGTTGACGTGGCTTGTGGTGTACTTGTTGGTGTTCTTGTTGGAGAAACCGTCTGAGTAATTGTTGCGGTCATCGTAGGTGTTACCGTAGATGTTATCGTTGCAGTGATAGATGGAGTCACCGAAGGTGTTACTGATGGAGTAACTGATGCCGTCACAGAAGGAGTTAACGTAACCGTAGGTGTAACTGTTTGTGTTTGTGTCGGAGTAGGTGTTGGGTGACCAATCACATAAGTGTAAGACGCTTCGTATGTTTCAGAATAGATTGTATAAGTTCCGTAAAAGTAGTCAGTAACTAAATCCGCAGGCATAGTAACAACACCAAAGTCCGTTACAGTAGAACCTGTGTCTGCAGTAAAAGTAATGTGAACACTTTCACCTACTAAATTGTCACTCAAAAATCTAATTCCGTTTGCCATTACATATAAATACTTTACAATATTAATTTGTTAGTTAAAAAAATAAACTTACCAAGAAGTTTCTATATTAATTCTTCTCCAAGAATTTTGTGATATACACACATACATGTATGAATCATCAAAAACTACATCTCCCTTATTACCTTCAGAAGTTGAGGATGTTGGTACTGAGGCGTTTTTTATCTCCATACTGTCATCAACATTAGTTTCACTAATTGTTTTGTTACCAATATGTATTGTGTTACTTCCTAAATATAAATCTCTAAATTTATATTCTGCACTACCCAAATCGTATGTATCATTTGTTGTTGGAATTATATGTCCTGTTAAATTAAATTGTGACCCATCAGCTTGTAATGATGTTGAACCTGAGAAAATTTTTGTTAATAATTCTGCGTATGTTATTTTTTTGGCGTTATTACCATCATGAATAATAATTAAATCAGTACTTTGTGGTGTACCTGTAAATGATGTTAATTGTTCTATCGTTAAATTAGCCATTTCTTTTTTATTTTATAAATAGTTTATCTTATGAGAATATTATGGGTAAGGGTTGGTAGCATTAAAGTTGTTTAATACTTGTAATGATGTTAATGCGGTATTGTATAATCTAATAATACCGTATTCACCTCTAAAGTCTCCAGTGTTATCAGCACCAGGATTCTGTTGACCGAAGAAGATATTATTATCAACACCACTTGATAAGTATGAAACACCATTCTGACTATCATTCAATACACCATCGATGTATAGACTTTGTGTTGCGTTTGCAAAATCCCAAACCAATACCACTTGATACCACTGACCTTGGTTGAATGGTGTCGTTGAGTATAAGTAATTATTCGCCCAAATCTTACCTCTAAATCTGCCAGTTTCAGCAGCTATCGGTGGCATGTTCCAATTATTTTGTGGGTTAGTCTCTGACATTGACATGATGTTACCATCTACATCATCAGGTTTAATCCATAACTCATATGTAAATGATTGGGTGGCATTACCAGTACCTGCAACATTACTTAATAAAATGTAATCATCGATACCGTCTGTAACTATAGACTTATCCGTAGAGTTATATGTCGGTCCATTAACTAAAGTACCATTATAGTTACCCTGTAAATCCGTCCACAGAGTACCTGTTCCTGGATATGAACTTGTATTTCTCGCATCTAAATTAACTAATAAATTAGATGTAATAATATTATTCGGTGTTGATGAAGGAGTCACAGTTGGTTGTGGTGTTTCAGTTACTGTTGGAGTTGGTGTCACATCCGCAGTTGATGATGGCGTTACTGAAACTGTAATAGATGGTGTTGGTGTTACCGGTGATGATGATGATGGTGTAACTGTCGGTGTTACAGTCGCAGTTGAGGTTGGTGTTGGTGAGGGAACTGGCCCTGTAGACATCACTATAAAGTCATTGTCATCAGTAATAATATAGTTACCTAAATCATCAACCAATACATTTTGTTGTACAGGCGTATTAGATGGTGTTATCGATGGAGTAACACTACTCGTCGGTGTGTATGTTGGAGTTGTTGTTGGTGTAGGAGTATTAGACGCGGTGACTGTAGGTGTTGGTGTTACATATGGTAACGGTGATAATGAATATCTTTCGTAATAAGTGTTATAGAATGTTGTGATTTCTGAATCTGTTAATGCTCTATCATAAATGGCCACGATACCCATATTACCATCAAAGAATTGGTCAGCAGTCCAGTTACTATCTGCAATTAAGTTGTTTGTTCTCGTTAAGTTATTTGGTAATACACTTGTTGAACCTGATACCGATGTTGTTTGATTAAACACTTTGAATGTTGAACCATCGAGACGACCACCATAGAATCCCCAACCATTATTTGTTATACCATTAGTTATGTTTTCTGCTAATACTTGAGTGGCCCCATGACGAAGTTCAAACCACAAGTTATTAGTTGACGATTCTCTACCTAAAAGAATATTATCACTTGCACTACCATTACCAAAATCAATAATTCTTTCCCAAGTAGACACTCCGTTGAAATTAATGAAGGTTAATATTGTAATACCATTACTAAAGTTATCAAATCCTGAAGGAGCAGTACCATATTGTGATGTACCATTAAATGTTACAATACCACCGTTGGATGATGATACCGTTGGAGAGTTATATAAGGTAACATCATTTCCAGAACCACTGGTATCTGTCCATGTAGTCGATGTTGCATTTGCACCATCAAGTAATAATATTGGTGAACCTACAACCGATGTAGGTGACGGTGTTGGTGTCAATGTAGGTGTTGGAGTGGCTGAATTAGCAAATGGTGTTGCCGTGAAGTCCATTGTCGGAGCTGGTGTATCAGTCGGAGTAATTGACTGAGTAACCGTAGGTGTTACAGTTGATTCAGGTGTAACTGAAGGTGTAACTGATTGAGTCAATGTTGGAGTTACAGTGGCAGTTTTAGTAACCGTAGGTGTGTTAGTTGGAGTATTAGACGGTGTTAATGTCTGAGTAACAGAAGGACTCACCGTTTGTGTTGGCGTGTTTGTATTTGTCACAGTTGGAGTAACAGTAGAAGTAACTGAAGGTGTAACTGTGTTAGTTGGTGTATTAGATGGTGTTAATGTTTGAGTAACAGAAGGACTCACCGTTTGTGTCGGTGTGTTCGTAGGAGTAACTGTTGGAGTACTCGTAGATGAAGATGTTGGTGTTATAGTATTTGTTGGAGTAATAGTTGCTGTAACTGTCGGAGTCACTGTACTTGTCGGAGTAGAAGTAGGACTTGATGGTGGAGTTACTGATACTGAAATACTTGGTGTGTTTGTTGGTGTATAGGTAGGAGTTACCGTTGATGTTACAGTTGGAGTTACTGATGCAGTCACTGATGGTGTCAATGTTGGTGTAGTTGACGGAGATACAGTCTGAGTTGGCGTGTTTGTATTTGTCACTGTAGGAGTAACGGTAGAGGTAACCGAAGGAGTTACAGTTTGAGTTGGAGTATTAGTTGGTGTCAATGTTGGTGTTACCGAAGCAGTAACAGATGCGGTCGGAGTATTTGTATTCGTAACCGTTGGTGTAACTGTAGATGTTACCGATGGTGTTACCGTACTTGTTGGTGTATTAGTAGGGGTTACGGAAGAAGTAACAGTTGCTGTTACCGTTTGTGTCGGTGTGTTTGTTGCGGTTACCGTTGGCGTTACAGACGCAGTAACCGAAGGAGTTACAGTCTGAGTCGGAGTATTGGTTTGTGTAATAGTTGGAGTAATAGAAGCAGTCACAGTTTGTGTCGGAGTATTGGTTGCGGTTACCGTTGGTGTTACAGATGCAGTAACCGAAGGAGTTACAGTCTGAGTTGGCGTATTAGTTGGTGTTACTGTCGGAGTTACAGAAGCCGTCACAGTTTGTGTCGGTGTATTAGTTGCCGTCACAGTTGGAGTTACCGATGCGGTTACCGAAGGAGTCGGAGTTTGTGTATTTGATGGTGTTACGGTTTGTGTCTGAGTATTAGATGGAGTAACAGTCTGAGTTGGAGTATTTGTTGGAGTGACACTTGGTGTTGGTGTATTTGTGGCAGTATATGTTGGAGTTGCCGTACCTGTCGGAGTTTTCGTCAATGTAATTGTTGGTTGTGGTGTATTAGATGGGGTTATGGTAGGAGTGGCAAATGGTGTTGCGGTAATGTCACTTGTTGGGGCCGGCGTATCTGATGGTGTTGCAAATGGTGTTGCCGTCACATCGTTAGTTGGTGCTGGTGTATTTGAAACTGATGGAGTCACAGTACCAATAGGAGTTGCAGTAATATCAACAGTAGGTGCCGGTGTGTCAGTCGGTTGAGGCGTATTAGTAGGAGTAACCGTTGGAGTGGCAAATGGAGTTGCCGTAATGTCACTTGTTGGAGCTGGTGTGTCTGACGGAGTCGCAAATGGAGTTGCCGTAATATCTACAGTCGGTGATGGAGTATCTGTTTGTGTTAATGTCGGAGTGAATGTTGGGGTTGGCGTTGGAGATGCACCCGCAGTCAAACTTGGAGTTATAGTTGGTTGAGGGGTATTTGTGGCAGTTGGTGTAACTTCACTTGTTGGTGTAGGTGTTTGAGTTGAAGTAATACTTGGGGTAACACTTGGTGTTGAAGTGTTTGTAGGTGTTGATGTTGGTGACAACAATGGAGTACCTGAAGGACTTGCCGTTGGTGTAACCGTTGAAGTTACAGTTGGCGTTGCCGTTGACGTTGGAGTCTTAGTTGGTGTACTCGTAGATGTTAATGTAGGTTGTGGTGTTGATGTTGGAGATTCACTTGGTGTTATAGTTGGAGTTACAGTATTCGATGGAGTAACCGTTGGGGTTACAGATGAACTAACTGAAGGTGTAACTGATGGAGTTACACTCATAGTTGGTGTTGGACTAGATGTCGGAGTTACAGAAATAGATGGTGTAACCGTAGGTGTCGGAGTTGGACTCGATGTTGGAGTTGGTGTTAATGTTGTATCAAACACAAACTTAGGTTCAACAACATATCTAAAGTCTTTAGAAACGGTATTAGTATCAACTTTAATGTTTCTATAGTAAACCTCGCCTGTAACTAAGTCATATCTTCTATTAACTTCAAGTAATCTTTGACCTGTTTTCTCACCCTTAGGGATTGTAATCAATACCTTATTTTCAATATTGTTACCATCAGACATCTCAATCACATTATCAAACGTGATTTCAACATCGGCATCAACAGGTAATTCCGCAGTTGCAGTGTATAATGAGATAACTGAACCACTCGTATAATCGGCAGTCAACGAAATAAAGTTAGTTCTCTTATTTCTACGACAACACATGTCAACATCTGCAAATGAATCCGCAATACTAATAAAGAGGTTACTTTCTAAAGGAACCTTAGAAGTACCTTGACTATTCTTTATTGTAAAGAATCCATGAAATCTACCCTGTTTTTTTGTATTTCTTTTTGAGAATTGGTACGAAAGTATATAACCTGAACCGTCTTCTTTTAACTTAATAGATGCGGGTAGGTTGGCTATTTTATACATTCCCGTCTCAACATCATACATCGAGAAAGTTACCGTAGATGCAGAAATAAGTGGGTCGAGTTGGTTGTAACCGTTCCTCGACTCATTAATAACCTCTACTTGTAGTTTAGGTAATGTACTATTTTTCTTTATAAAAAACTCCACAGTCTATAAATACCAACTTTTATATTGTTATTGCCCATTTATTGGATAGATATGTTTCGACTGAGTTAAGTTCAGATGGAGGTAACGCCCTACTATAAACTAATACATCAAAAATAAATCCATTATAGAAATATTGTTCATTTCCTGATACTTGTGTAGTGTAAGACACACCCATAAATGCATATGTGGTAAGTGGACTGGTCTGAGTATCCACAGGAGAAGTAAACGCTAAACCTTGTTCAACACCATCTATTCTAAATTTCAATCTTTCGGCATCATTGGAACCCGTACCACTATACACTACCGATAGTATGTGTGGGTTTTCATCAACAGGTTGTCCACCTGACAACGCAAAACCACCGGCTTCTGCAATGTTATAGGTACCACCACTTTGTCTTATAAACAGAGAATTTAGACCTGTATTACCATCTTCACCACCCTGAATGTATTGTGAGTCCGCAGTTGGGTTTAATGACCTAACTACAATAACTAATGTTTGACCTGAAATACCTTGTAGGTCAGTAAGTGGATTAACACTTAAACCATCTGTTGTTCCATTAAAGTATACCCCACCTAAACCATTCTGAACATTTGACCACCATTCAGGTGCAGGTCCACTACCACCACCTATTGGATTGGCATTGTGTGCACTTGCAGATGAATCTTCCCATTGATTAAATGTATCCCCACTTGTTGGTGTTGGTGTGAAGTAAGTATCCAAATCACCTTGATAGTAAATCTCAAGTGTCGGGTCACTAGGAATGACCGCTTGTGTTGGTGACGGTGTTAAGGTTTGTGTGATTGTTGGTGTTATAGTATTTGTAGGTGTGAATGATGGTGTTGGTGTTGGAGTAACGCTCGCAGTTATTGATGGTGTTGGAGTTGGAGGTGTAGGAGAACCACACTCAGAACATTCCACAAATGGACCTTCAGTCATTGTTAAATTTATATCACCTGTTGCCTCACCTATGACAAGATAACAATTACCACCATCATCCTTAATATAGTTACTAGAAACGGCACCGAGTGTATTCAATGCGTAGTAAATTGTACCAGCATCTATACTACATGTACTTAGATTCGTAACTTGTCTTAATTGGAATACAGAAGGGGCAACTTCTGATGGTGTCACTGTAGGTGTAACTGTTGGCGTTACGGATGAGGTAACTGATGGAGTTAAACTAATCGTTGGTGATGGTGTGACAGAAGAGGTAGGTGTGACAGTCAATGTTGGAGTGTTTGTTGAAGTAGCAACAGGTGTCCCTGTTGGTGTTGAACTAACAGTGGCAGTTGGGGTAACTGTAGAAGTTACCGTTGGAGTATTAGTTGGTGTCGGAACAGGAGTTCTTGTTGGTGTTAAACTAATTGTTGGTGATGGAGTAACTGATGGGGTTACTGATGACGATGGGGTTACAGTATTAGTTGGTTCAGGAGAACCTGTAGGGGTGTTAGATGGAGTGGCAGTAACTGTAGATTGTGGAGTACTTGTAGGTGTTGGTGTAGGTGATTCTGTTGATGTTATTGTTGGAGTCACAGTACTGGTTTGTGTATTTGTTGGTGTAACATCAGGAGTTGAAGATATTGTAGGAGTTGGTGTGGCACTTGACGGTGGAGTTGGAGTAACCGATGCAGTAACCGTATTCGTCATTGTAATTGTGGCAGTGATTGTTGGGGTAACTGTAGAAGTTACCGTTGGTGTGACTGTTGACTCAGGAGTCTGAGTCGGTGTTAATGTATTTGATGGAGTAACCGTCGCAGTATTGGTCTGTGTTATGGTAGGAGTAATTGAAGGTGTTGGAGTTGGTGTACTGGTTAGTGTCTGAGTAACTGTTTGTGTTGGTGTACTGGTCACTGTTTGAGTAGGTGTTTGAGACGGTGTAAGTGTCTGTGTAATCGTGGAGGTCATTGTTGGTGTTGGAGTCACTGATGATGTTACCGTTTGAGTAGGGGTATTGGTAGTTGTTACAGTTGGTGTAATAGATGTTGTCACCGAAGGAGTAACAGTTTGTGTCGGAGTAGTAGTTTGAGTTGGTAACGGTGTAGATGTAGGAGTTACCGATATTGTTGGAGTTGGTGATGGAGTAATAGACAACGCATTGAAGTCAGTATCACAATCTGATGCCACTATATTAAAGTCTGACCTACATTCCACACTTGATAAATCAATACCAAATCCACAATCAACACCAACAGTCGTGAATCCAAATCCACATGTTGATTCAACAACTGTAAATCCAAAGTCACAAGCAATGTCATTGGCAATAAAGTCAAACTCACAACTTTCAATATCGATACCAAAGTCGAAGTAACATTGTGAAAGTATCTCCAAACAGTTTGGACACCAGAAGTCAAATAAATTATAAGTGTCTCTTTCAATTCTAAAGTTGTGTTGAACCTGTGGTGAACTTAATGGTTCAGTGTAAAATCTCATCTTTGAGATACCTCCCATAAATGTACCACCAAAGTTTGGCTCCATTTCAATATTTGTCTGTAACTCATTTAATGAAGTTGCAGATAAACTCTCATTTGGCATACACTCTGGGTCTTGAATATAAGGACCTTCAAACGCTGTACAACCACTTGGTATTAAAGACTCTCTTAAACCTTGTGTACCTCCACCCCATGATATTGTATAAGGAACACCAATCTGTTTTTCCTTTTCAGTATTAAGTTCGTGAGGGATAATTTCCTCAAAATCTTCAATAATCATAAAGAGGTAACCATTCACATATAGTTTCAAAAGACCTCGTCTATCATCAACTTGATTCAACCATTTCTGAGTCCACTGTATTTCCGTTATCTTTTCATCATTAAGACCACCCGGCTGAATAAGGTTCGTGGAGACATCGTAAGTTGATGCGGTGTAGGTTTCTTTCCTAATATCACCTAATCCACCAACATTCAATAAATCACAATCTTCTAAGTACCTATACCTTTCAAACACCGCCGAAATCATCAACCATCTTTCCTTTGTTCTTTCAGATTCGGCAATTGGATATCCACATGTGTCGTAGATACCTGCAGTTGAACATATTTCAGTGAAACAATACCCTGATGTATATGTTAAACCTGTGGTCTCACATGAACCCGTTGTAATACAGTCACCAGTATATTTTACATATTTTACACATAGATGTGGGTTTTTAGGGTCACCGTCCAATCTAAGTGACATACCGTTTGATAAAATATCAAAACGAGGGTCTTGAGTTTCACCTGTCCATTTTACATCACAACCTCTACACTCCAAACCGTTGTTTCGTGTTACGGTGGTTGCCGTTGTTGGATATATCTTCATACAATTAGAAGATGTAACCCCCGTATCGGCACATGCACAAGTTTTGAAACAGTTAACCAAATCTTCAGTTACTCTTTTATATTTCTCAACTGTGGCACCACTGATGGTAACACCAAAGTCACAACCGAAGTCATTGTAAGTCTCAACATCTCCACTGGCAGGATGATAAAATTTGTTTTCAGCCCTTGTACCAAAGAAGAAGAACGTACCGGCATTACCTGAATAAACATCGTTCAAATATTCTTGGTGGTCCATCAAAGTATACTCATCAACCTGACGTGGTTTGATAAGTGTTTCCATTGTCCAACCTTTATTAACTCTCTCAGGGAAAACCTCATAATCATACCCATGAAGTTTGTAAAATCCTTGCATAAAACCACCATATAATTCTTGGTAATAACCCACAGAACTATCAGTTTTATTTACTATGTTGTATACCGTTTCTTTTGTATTACCTGAGAATCTATGGTTAGGTTGATTTGTAAATGAACCTACAGGGTGTAGTTTCATCCTTCTATCATGGTATAATGGGTCGTGAGTTTTACTCGGAAAAAGACCCATTGAATAGTATAGAGTGTCGCCCGTAATCTTATTAAAAAGACCCACATCAATCATTGTAAGTCCCGCATCACAAAGTCCTGTGAATCCTGTATAACAAGATAAATCTTCATTATTTGGGTTATAGTAATTCGTTGAAGTTAACGTATTTCCTGTGTTTGAGGCATCCCAGTAAAGGTTTGGTTGAGTTGTGGTACCCGTATTGGTTAGGTCAAAATTAATAGGAAGACGGTTACCATCATTTAAGGCAATAACATCGGTTGAGAAGATTACCTCCTCATCATAATCACGTTCATCGGATGCTAAAGTGAGGTCAAAATACTCACTCGTATCCATTCTTACCTTGAACCTTTTGAAATTATAATTATTGATGCTCTGACCTGCCATTCCCTTTTTTAAGATAAATACTTTCTTTGTGGTATTTATAGTTAAAAAGTAATATGATTAAGTCCGATATCTTTAGAAAAGAGAAAGCCGCTTTATCAAAAGCTGAGGAATTGGGTTGTGAAGGAACTCACAAACACGATGGTGGTTTCATGCCTTGTAAGTCTCACAAAGAGTGGGAGGAACTTACCTCAAACGTAGATGGAGAGATTGATGAGTTGGTTGATTTCGATGGAACAATGAATAGTTCAAAAATTCCAATCGTTGACCCTCACGTTTCACCGAGAAAAACGACAGACCAAACTGTAGCAGCAACAAGAACGTCACAAGACCCTTACGCTTTAGGTTTCAGAAGATACGTTGGTGAAGAAGATATGTCATCGGCATTTGGTTGGGAAGAGACCGAAGATATGGGATTTGAAGAGACAATCAAATACTTGGAAGATGAATTGGGTGTGGACAATGCCGAAGAAAGAGCTGAAGAAATGGGTAAGGACCCTAACTTAGAAAAGAAAAAAGCTGACGGAGCCTTCACAAGAATGAGACTTCAGGAAAAAGAAAAAATGTTCACCAAAGAACAAATAATGAAAATGAAAGAAGATTTGTTGGTGGATAAAGATTCAGACAATGACATCAGACCGTCAGACGAATCTGTTTCAAAAATCATTATGAGAAATATTAAGGCACTTAAGAAGTTGGCCAATAAAGAAGGTATCAGTGTAAAACAACTTTCAAAATTATTGAACAATGAATAGTAACTTATACGACAGAAAGGCAAAATTACCTAAATCACTCATCAAACACTTAGAAGAGTGTGGTGGTATGGTAGAGGCAGATTCAAACACAGAAGGTTTCAACAGAAACAAAGAGTTGAGAGAGTCAGGTGTTGTTACTTACCAACAAATCAAAAGAATCAAAAACTTCTTTGATAATTTTGAAGGTAATAAAGAAGATGCCCCTTTTGTACTAAATGGTGGTGACCGTATGAACAAATGGTGTAACCACGTTTTGGACCACTGGAGAGCAGTAGATAAAGGTGGAAAGAAAAGAAAAGCCGATGGGGGAATGGAAAATCAATTTATTGATAACCATGAGAAAAATGGTATAACAATGAACCCACATGATAAACATGAAAGAGGAATAAACAAATTTGATACCACTATACAAGAAAGTATCACTAAAAGATTCAAAAGATTAATATAAAATGGCTGAACAAAACGACAAATTAGATTTCTCTCAACCAAAAAATACTATGAGTGAAATCGCTGAGAGAGAAAGAGCGAGACTTTTTCCTCGTAATGACTATTCACCAGTTTCTGACAAATATTCTGCAGAACATCCTGACGCTATTGCTGATGGTGACTCTGAAGGTAGAGGAACAGGTTCATTCTTAGACGTACATAACTTTGGTGCTGGAACGAACTTAGATATCAATGAAAGAAACGATGATATTAAGGTAAATAAGTATAACTACAAAAACGAGTACAAAGTAACTGAGTAATGAAACTACAAGAAACCTTTAGAAGTGTTCTTTTGGAAGTTGCATCAATGGATGACGTTCAAAGAGCAATCAAACAAAAACAAGTGGTTACCATTTTCTATGATGGTGACGAACCTGGTGGTCGTGGTCTTAGAACCGTAGAACCAGTATGTTTGGGTTTCTCAAAAGCAGGTAACAGAGTAGTTAGAGTATGGGACATGGAAGGTGCTTCCCACACTGCCAGAACAGGGGAACAACCCCTACCAGGATGGAGATTAATGAGGTTAGATAAAATTATGACACTCAAACCTACAGGTGATAACTTTACAACTCCACGACCTGGCTATAACTTTAATGGTGATAAGAGCATGACAAGAGTCATAATCAACGCACAATTTGACAATAACAATGAATAACGATTTAATGCAAAAATTGGCCCTATCTAAAAAGATAATGGATGCCTCAGATAAAATTAAGCCAGGTCAGACACAAGGTGGTCTACCTATGACAGAGAATATTAATGCAACATATAATATTCCTCAGGATATGGTTCAACAACCAGTCCCTCAACAACCGACACAACAAATGGTACAAGCTCAACAAATGTCTCAACCACAACCAGTGACTGAAAGTAAAATTCAAAATTCTAAGTTACCTGATGAAATCAAACAATTGATGATGGAACACCCTATCCAACAACCATCTTTCGGTGGTGGTAGTGGTACAGTTCTTTCAGATGATATTATCGAAGGTGCACAGAGACTGATGGGTAATACACCTAACCAAACCGTTAACGAATCGGTAAATATACCGACAACAAACAATTCGGACTTAAAACAAATGATTCGTGATGTTGTTAGAGATACTGTTAGGGATGTAGTCAGAGAAGAACTACAAAGTGCTGGAATGATTATGGAAGGTAACACAAAAACCAACGAATCATTACAACTTAGAGTTGGTAAGCACGTATTCGAAGGTAAGGTTACAAAAATCAAGAAAGTAAAATAACCACCCCCTTTTCTTATTACTGATTTTATCTTATACTTTTAACAAAATTGAAAGTATGTCAAAGATAAAAGTATTAGTATTACCCTCCGACAGAACAGGTGTGGGTAAATTTCGTTCTGTTGAACCTCACATTTTCTTACAACAGGCAAAGCCTGAAGAATTTCACATAGATATTGATTATGAACCTAAGGTTAACGACCTGAATTATTGGAAACAATATAATATGGTTCATTTTCATAGGTCTATTGGTAGAGACCCTGTGGCTTCTGTTGAGTTAATTAAAAAACTTAACGGAATGGGTATTGTAACCGTAATGGATTTGGACGATTATTGGTTACCAACTAAGGACCACCCTGCACATAATTTGGTAGTTCGAAATGAATTACACAAAAGAATTATTGATAACTTAAGAGTTGCACAATATGTGACAACAACCACAACTATATTTGCTGAAGAGATTAAGAAGATTAACAAAAACGTTTTTATCTTACCTAACGCTATCAATCCCGATGAACCACAATTCAAAGCAGAAACACAACCGTCCGACAAATTAAGGTTTGGTTGGTTAGGTGGTTCTTCACACTTAGAAGACCTAAAACTTTTAGATGGTACTTTTGGTAAACTTAATAGTGTAAAAGATAAATACCGTCTTTATCTATGTGGTTTCGATATTCGTGGCAGTGTCACAGAAATCAACCCACAAACAGGTGAGCAAAAACAAAGAACAATCAAACCACACGAAACTGTATGGTACAGTTATGAAAAGATTTTCACTAATAACTACAAATTGGTAACTCCTGAACAAAAAGATTTCTTAGAAAAGTTCACACCAAATGAACCATACACATTAGAAGAAGACCCATTCTATACTCGTGTTTGGACGGAACCTGTAACTTCATACGCTAAGAATTACTCTAACTTTGACGTTTCATTGGCACCACTTAAAAATCACATCTTTAATAGAGTTAAATCACAATTAAAAGTTATTGAGGCAGGTTTTTACAAAAAGGCATTGATTGCATCAGATATTGGTCCTTACACCATCGACTTGAAACATTCATTACAAAATGGTAACTTTGTGGATGGAAACGCTTTGTTGGTTAAAGAAAATAGAAATCATTCTGATTGGTCTAAGTTTATGAAAAAACTTATCGATAACCCGTCATGGGCTGAAGATTTGGGTGAGAGACTATATGAAACCGTATCAAAGACTTACGACTTAAATATCGTTACTGAAACACGAGCACAAATTTATAAGGAGATTACAAAATGATAAACGCACCAAAGACAAAACTATTATTTTTTGACTTAGAAACTGTTGGTATTGAACAGGACTTCAAGACATTGAAAAAGAACAAACCCGAACTTGCAAAATTGTTCGAGTCCTACCAAGGTTGGTTATTAAAACGATACCCTGAAGAGGAAGGTAATTCCATCGAGGAAATGTTTTACAACAAAGCTGCCCTTATTCCTGAGTTTGCAAAAATTATAGTGGCGTCTTTCGCCTTTTATGCTCCCGATGGGAAAATACACAAACAAACATTCTCCTCAGATGAAGAGATTGAAGTATTGACAGAAATCAAAAATCTACTCACCAAAGTGGGTAAATTGGATTTCTTCCTTTGTGGACATAATATTAAAAACTTTGACATCCCAATGATTGGTAAACGAATGATTATCAATGGGATGAAACCACCAGCACTTATCCCACAATACGATACAAAACCGTGGGACATCAAAGCGGTGGATACAATGGAGATTTGGAAGTTCGGAAATAACTTCTCAATGGCTTCATTAGAACTTATGTGTGTTTCCATGGGTGTATCATCACCAAAAGAAGGTGAGGTTACAGGAAACATCGTACATCAAACTTATTGGGAAACTGAAGCATTAGACCCCATCGCAGCATATTGTGAAGAAGATGTTGATGTATTGGCAAAATTAATGGATAAAATTTATAATTTAGTATAATGGGAAAATTTAAGGATATGACAGAGGGTCTTAAAATGTTGAAAGACCTACAAAAGAATTTAGGTGGCATGAGTAGCATGACCGACCCACAAGAAATGTTGAGTTCATTAGGTTTGGATATGGACCAAATAAATGAACAGTTTATTCAACAAACCGCACCAAAAACAGTATTACGATACTCATACAAATCAGTAAACAAAGAACCTGAATACGCTTACCCAACAGACTCAGGATTTGATTTAAGAGCCAATGAAAAAGTTACATTGGGTCCATTGGAAAGATACTTAGTACCGACAGGTCTATTCTTAGACATCCCTGAAGGTTACGAAGTTCAGGTTAGACCTAAGAGTGGCTTAGCAATCAAAAAAGGTTTATCTGTGGTAAACACACCAGGAACTGTAGACCAAGGGTACACAGGTGAAATTAAGGTTATTCTTATTAACCTCAGCAATGAAACACACACAATAGAAGTTGGTGATAAGATTGCTCAAGCAGTTTTAACTCCTGTAATGTCGGGTAAATATGTAAACCTACAAAGAGTCCTTAATGTCGACGATAAAGACCGTGGAGATAACGGTTTTGGTTCAACAGGAAACTAATATGTTAACAATAGGATATAGTACAAAAAAGATAGACCCTGAATTTAGAGAATATATTGAGAAATCGTGTGGGTTAAAAGGTGTTGAAGTAATCCCATTTGAAAACCCTGGTACACATTCACTCACCGAAGCGTATAATATCATTCTTGAGAAATCAACGAATGATATTGTTGTGCTTTGTCACGACGACATTTATTTTGAAAAAGGTAATTGGGGTAACAAAGTATTGAAACATTTCAAAAGAAATCCTGAATACGGGATTATTGGAGTTGCGGGTTCTAAGTTCATGCCAAAATCAGGTATGTGGTGGGAAATACCTACTGAAATGTATGGTGTAGTAAATCACGAACATGAAGGAAAAAAATGGACATCAAAATATAGTGAACCAAAAGGTAATAAATTGGACCAAACCGTTTTAGTAGATGGTCTTTTTATGGTGGTAAACAAACCAAACCTAAAAACTCAATTTAATGAAGAGGTTAAAGGGTTCCATTTCTATGAAGTAGACTTCTGTTTTAGAAACTTATTAGAAGACGTAAAGATAGGTGTTTTTTATGATGTTAGAATTACGCATAAGTCTATTGGTATGACCAATGAACAATGGGAAAAAAATAGACAACAATTTGTAAAAACCTATCAGGACAAATTACCTGTTTTACTTCCAACAAACTTCATAAAAAAACCAGTTAAAAATAATGAACCTTTAGTCACAATTGCAATGCCCATTTACAACTATGCAAAAAGACTAAATCCAACACTACAGTCAGTATTTAATCAAGATTATACCAACTTTGAAATTGTCATAGTAAATGACGGTTCAGACGATGAATATTGTCTAATGAAGTTAAATTCTTTAGATGGTCATGAAGGAATTAGAATAATACACAAAGAAAATAGTGGAGTTTCATCGACAAGAAATCGTGCAGTTAAAGAAGGTAAAGGTGAATATATACTACCTTTGGATGCGGATGATATGATTTTACCTTCATATATTAAACAAGCTGTTGGTATATTAAAAACTAATCCTAATATAAGCCCAGTCTATTGTGATACGCACCACGTTGGTGAACTACAAGGAATAGAAAAAAGACCTAACTGGAGTACAGACCAACTAATGAAAGGTCCATTTATTGTTAATAGCTCATTATACCGTCGAGAGGCATATGAATATGTTGGAGGTTATGATGAAACACTACAAGGTTGGGAAGATTATGATTTTTGGATAAGGATGTCTAAGGAGGGTTACGAGGGTAAACATATACCTAAACCCCTATTTGTGTATTTTCACCACGAAAAAGACGGTTCAGTTTCTACTGAAGCAAACAAAGACCAACAAAAACTGTACGAAACCATAATGAAGAAAAATTTCATGAATACTCAGACTTATGTTTTCAATGATAGAAATATAACACCTGACAATAAAATGAACTGGGGTGATTTAGTACCCTATAAAATCATTAATGAATTGTTTGATTCTAATGTAAAAGAGAGTGACGTATTCAATGTAAAACAACCTAACGCAAATTATACAATATACTCAACAGGTAGTGTGATGTTATTCACTAAACCAAATAGTATTGTGTGGGGGACAGGATGTATAGATAAGGGTATGATTGGTCAAAACCCAAGTAAAGTTTATGCCGTTAGAGGACCCTTAACCCGAGAAGAATTATTAAAAAGAGGGATTGAATGTCCTGAAGTTTATGGTGACCCAGCCCTACTTTATCCAATGATATATAATCCAAATATAGAAAAGAAACACAAATGGGGAATTATACCTCATTACATTGAATTTGAATCTGCCAGAGACAGAGAGGTACTTAAAAACCTTGAAAACCAAGGATTTAAGATTATCGACATCTGTTCAGGAGAAAAGGAATTTATAAACGAATTACTTGAGGTTGAAAACATTTTATCGTCAAGTCTTCATGGTTTAATTATGGCAGATGCTTATGGGATTCCTAACGCAAGGGTAAACATCTCAAATAAACTTATAGGTGGAGATTTTAAGTTCAAAGATTATTGTTTATCTGTAGATAGAAAAATTGACTTAGGTTATCAACTGACTAAGGACACCAAAATAAGTGATATCGAAAATATATATTTTAATAAATCAATTAAGTTTGATAGTAATAAATTATTAAACTCTTCACCATGGAGTTTGAAAAAAATAAAACAATATGAAATATAATTTTGACTACATACTGAATAACATCAAAACATCTGAGTTTATTTCAGAACCTTTTGAACATCTTTTGATTGATGATTTCTTATCTCAAGAACACTTTAATTTATTAATTAATAATAAACAAATCCATTTTGAGGAGGTAAACAGTAATAATGATTTAAGGGATAGATTACACAAAAACAATTTTCAACCAATCCCTTTTCCTGGATGTACTACTAACGAAGACTTATATTTTGAATTATTAGAACAGGGTAGGTTAAACGAAGCAAAAACTGAAGGAGATTCTGAAGGTGTGGGAATTGCATATAATTTAACCAATACAAATGATGATTTTATAAAACATTTAATGCATTTTCTTAATAGTAATATATTCAAAAGTACGTTAGAAAATAAATTCAATATAAATCAAGAAACTAGAGTTACCACTAGAATTCAAAAATATTTAACAGGTTATGAAATATCACCTCACCCCGATATTCGTCAAAAAGCATTAACCTATCTTTTGAATATTAATAAAAATAAAGAATCTGAAAATCTTAATATCCATACATCACTACTAAAATTAAAAGAAGATTATAACTTTATTTATGATTATTGGAACAAGAATACCAAAGAAAACAGAGCTTGGGTTTCGTGGGATTGGTGTGATATCGAAAAAACAGTCACTAAAAATAATAGTATGGTTATCTTCAAACCTACTGACTATTCATTACATGCGGTAAAGTTAGATTACGACCATCTAAAACAACAAAGGACTCAAATTTATGGTAATCTTATGTTTAGTTATCCTCCAAGATATGCAACTCAAAATATTAGTAAATTTAGAGAAATGATTGAACGTGGACAACGATAATATTGCTTTTATACATATAAATAAATGCGGGGGTACAAGTATCAAATATGTAAATCCCGAAAAAAAACTTATCTATATGGCATTAAACAATGATTACTTACTTAATCTAAAAAATAACAAGTCTTGGAGAGATATTGAAAAAATAACATTTGTTAGAAATCCATATAATAGAATAATTTCATTGTTTTGTATGTCGGTTAGAGACCAATATAAATTCACATTTGATGAAATTATTAATATTATTACTGATGATAGTATAAAATATCGTGCTGAAGATGGTGGAATGATTAAGAACACTAAAGAGTATATTAAAAGACACGGTTTACCAATGACACACGAACATTACTCAGTATATGATAAAGAAACTAAAACATTAAATGTTGACCATGTTTTTAAGATTGAAGAAATAAGTGAAAAATCTAATATAATAAAGAAATTACTAGGTATTACACAAGATATTCCACACAAAAATAAAACCTCTAATTGTGTCGATTTAGATTACTTTAGTAAAGAACAAATAAGAAAAATAAATGATTATTTTCATTTAGACTTCTCAATTTTTAATTATGAAAAATTATGAATAATAAAAAAATAGTCGGAGTAATTGGTAATGGATTCGTTGGTGAATCTCAGATTTTTGCATTCTCACCAATATCCGAAATCCGTGTTTATGATGTGGACCCATTAAAATCCACACATACAAAAGAAGAAACTCATGAGTCTGACTTCATATTCGTTTGCGTACCCACACCAATGGATATGGGTGGTAATCAGGACCTATCGTATATAGAAAAGGTATTTAGAGACTCTAAAGAGGGTCCGATTTACATTATTAAATCTACGGTATTACCTGGTACCACAGAAATGTTACAAAGACAATATCCTCATCTTAACATTATATTCTCACCTGAGTTCTTAACTGAGAGAACTGCAAAGTTAGATATGTTAACTCAAGCCAGAGTTATCTTCGGAGGAGATAAAGTATTAACTGAGAGAGTTGAAGAATTGTTTTCTGAGAGATTCATGAATAGACATTTTATACATACCGACTCTAAAACTGCTGAGTTCATAAAATATATGAACAACACTTTCTTCGCCACTAAGGTATCGTTAATGAACGAATATTATAGACTTGCTCAGTTAGTAGATGTTAATTGGGACGATGCACTTTATGGTTTTGCATCGGATGGACGAGTGGGTGACTCACACTTACACGTACCAGGTCCTGATGGTAAAGTTGGTTTTGGTGGTACTTGTTTCCCCAAAGATATAAATGCCTTAATTAACATGTCCAAAGAGGTGGGTGTAAATATGAATGTTTTGGAGGCCGCTTGGAAAACTAACTTAGAAATAAGACCAGAACAAGATTGGAATAAATTAAAGGGTAGGGCAATATCAGACAAATGAAAAAAATAGGAGTTATCGGTGTTGGAAAGTTAGGATTATCTTTCGCACTATTGGCAGAAAATATGGGTTTTGAAGTATGGGGTTCTGATATATCAGAAGATTATATAAATCACCTAAAAAATAAAACCCTTAAAAGTAATGAACCTTATATTGAAGAATTCCTTAAAGGTTCCAATAACTTTCACCCAACAATACACAATGTTGATGTAATTGAAAATTGTGATATCATCTTCACTTTTGTACCTACACCATCATTACCAACGGGTGAGTATAATCACAAATATGTAGAAGAGGTTGTTGATGTTTTTGATGCAATGTATCAAACTGGTCACGATTTAGCGGGTAAGATATTTGTTGTCGGTTGTACCACAAATCCAGGTTATTGTGACACTGTAACTGAACGACTCTCAGAATATGGAATGGACGTTTGTTACAATCCTGAGTTTATTGCTCAAGGAGATATTGTAAACGGTCTAAAATATGCCGATATGGTCCTTATTGGGACCTCATCAATGGAAGAAGTGGAAAGGGTAAAAGACGTTTATAAAACATTAATGGGAGACGAAAACCCTAACTTTAATGTTATGTCCAACACCGCCGCTGAAATCACTAAAATAGCCGTTAATTGTTACCTAACCACTAAAATATCATTCGCCAATATGATTGGTGAGATTTGTCATAATACCGGTATTGGTGATGAAGTATCAACAGTATTATCAGCAATTGGTGATGACAGTAGAGTTGGTAAAAAATATCTTAATTATGGGTTTGGTTTTGGTGGTCCGTGTTTACCACGAGACAACAGAGCATTAGGTGTTCACGCCGAGAAGGTAGGTTTAGAAATTAATTTACCTTTAGAGATTGATAAGTTTAATATTGAGCACCACAAGTACTTAGTGAATCAATATGTTGCAAAATACCCTGATAGAAATACAACATTTGTTTTCGATTCTGTCACATATAAGAAGGGTGTGAATATATTAGAAGAATCACAACAATTAAACCTTCTTTTATCATTACTTGGTGAAGGATACAACTGTGTCGTAATTGAGGAATATGAAATCATTAAAACTTTAGAAGAACCCTTATCAAGAGCATATGGTGAAAGAATAAAATTTCAACCTTTAGGAACTATATCTGAAGGTGTAAAAATTATATTATGAAAAAAGTAGTAGTATTAGGTGGAGGTGGATTTATTGGTGGTCATCTATCGAAAAGGTTAAAAGATGAAGGACATGAAGTCACAATTTGTGATATCAAAGAACATGAATATTGGAATCACGATGATATCTGTGATAAATTTATAGTTGGGGACTTACGAGACCCCAATGTTGTTTCTGAAGTTATCTCAGAAGGTGTTGATGAAGTTTATCAACTTGCCGCTGATATGGGAGGTGCTGGATACATTTTTACAGGAGATAACGATGCCAACGTTATGCACAATTCGGCATTGATTAATTTGAATGTTGTTCATGAATGTACCAAGAAAAAGGTTGGTAAAGTCTTTTACTCATCATCTGCATGTATGTACCCAGAACATAATCAGTTAGACCCTGATAATCCAAACTGTGAAGAATCATCTGCATATCCCGCAAATCCCGATTCTGAATACGGTTGGGAAAAGTTATTCTCCGAGAGATTATTCTTAGCTTTCAATCGTAACTATGGTTTAGACGTAAGAATTGCTCGCTTCCATAACATCTTTGGACCTATGGGTACATGGACAGGTGGTAAAGAGAAAGCACCGGCTGCGATGTGTAGAAAAGCCGCAGAGTCACAAGATGAAATTGAAGTATGGGGTGATGGATTACAAACACGTTCATTCCTTTATGTTGATGAATGTGTAGAGGCCGTGTTAAGATTAATGGAATCTGATTTTATCGAACCCGTCAATATAGGTTCAGAGGAAATGGTAACTATCAATGAGTTGGCACAGATGTCTATTGATATATCAGGAAAAGAGATTAAAATTAAGAATATAGGTGGAGAGGAATTTATAGACAAATATGGATTCAGTTGCCCAACAGGAGTCAGAGGTAGAAACTCGGATAATAAACTTTATAAAGAAAAAGTAGGTTGGGAAGTATCTCAACCACTTAGAGTAGGTATGGAAAAGACGTATAATTGGATTAATGAACAAGTAGAAGAAAGTAAAAAAACGTATATCTATGAAAGTCCTGATAAAGGAAAGACGGTATACAGAAGAGAATTTGGTGCTGACCACAATACAAGAGAACTTGTTAAATAACTTTTAAGAAAAATTTGATGGCTACGAAAGGTAGAAAAAGTGATTTCAACCCAAAGAAATCAAGAAAAGAAATAATCAGGGAAATAGTTGGGAGGACCCCAAGAAAGAAGTTTCTTTCTGAAAGTCAAAAAGAATATTATGATATTCTAACAAACAATGAAATAACGATTTGTACGGGACCTGCGGGTGTCGGTAAATCATATGTGGCAATGAGTGCTGCAGTTCAACTGTTACTCGATGATAGTAACTCTTATGAGAAAATTATCATTGTAAGACCAGCAGTTGAAGCTGAAGAAAAACTCGGAGCATTACCAGGTAACTTAGAAGAAAAATTGGACCCATACATTTTTCCATCATATTATCTGTTAAATAAAATTATTGGGAAAGAGTCCAGAGAAAAACTGAAAGAACATGATGTGATTGAAGTATTTGCTTTGGCGTATATGAGAGGGATGAATATTGATAACTCAATATTAATTTTTGAGGAAGCTCAAAATTCAACACCCTCACAAATGAAACTATTGTTGACTAGAATCGGATTCAACTCTAAGTTCTTTATATCGGGTGACATTGAACAGACTGACCGTTATAAAGACAAGACACAATCAGGTTTATATGATGCAATGAGTAAATTCACTGATTTGGATGAGGTTGGTACTTATGACTTCAAAAATGAAGATATAATTAGAAACCCTATTATCAGTAAAATATTAAAGAAATACGAATGAAAATAGCATTTGAAGTTAATGGTGTATTGAGAAATACTTTTGGTAAGGCTGAAGAGGTTTACCAAAAGTTTTTCATTGATGACTATGTACAAGGTGATGATGAGGAAGATTTTGAGTTCAAACTTAATCTTCCAATCACATCAACGACATTGAGTAATCATTTTGTTTTCCCTGATGAGGAAAGACTAATGGAATTCTTTTACGTGGATTTCCCTATGAACATTTTTGGTCACTCACAGTCAACAGAAAACTCAACATTCCATGACTTAAATGACATATACAAAGATTTGAGAGACGACCATGAGTTGGTTATAGTATCTAATGAGATTGAAAAGTCTAAACCCGCAACACTGTTCTTCTTATCTAAGTTTGGATGTATGTTTGAAAAGATAATCTTTTATAATCAATTTACTGAGGAAGATATTCTTTCTGATTTTGATTTAATTATCTCGGCACAACCTCAGATTTTAGAAAAAGATTATAACTATAAAACCGTAAAATATAAAACCACATATAATGAAGAAGTCTCTTCTGATTTCGAAATAGAAACCTTAAAAGAATTCAAAGATTTATATGAAAAACTTAATTTGAAATGATAGAATTTTTAGGACAAATGTATTACATCGATATGGATGTACTTGAAAACTTTGTGGAGTTAAAGGACTTCAAACCATCCTCAGAAGAAGATAAAGACCACCAACATTTTTCAATCATTAAATTTGAACTTATAAAGATGATGATTGAAGTCGTATTAACTGAGAGACTTGAAGATATGGATGATAATTTAGGATTACATAATGCTAAAAGTACAAGTATTCCCTTTCGTATCGCATTTAATACATTATTAAGACATAACATTATTAAATATTTTGACTAATGGACCAAGATACAATTAAAAAAGTAGAACTTTCAATACAGAAATTGGAAGAAAAAACATCGAGAATTTACCTTATGGTGCAAGACACTAAAGGTAACGCAAAAGCCGGTATCCGTTTGGTTTACCAAATGGCATTAACCTTGAAAAATAACGGATACAACCCAATCATCCTACACGAATCAAATGATTATACTGGTGTTGGTGAATGGATGGGTGAAGAATATATGGAATTACCTCATCAATCGATTGAAGGTCAAAACCTACAAATCTCACCTGAAGACTTTGTTATCGTTCCTGAATTATACGGGCACGTAATGGAACAAATCAAAAATTTACCTTGTGGTAAAATTGTTTTGTGTCAAGCATATGACTACATGTTGGAGACCATTCAACCAGGTATGAATTGGGCTATGAACGGTTTCTTAAAAGGTATCACCACAAATGAAGCACAGAAGACGTTCATTGACGGAATTATGAAGAATACATCATTAGATGTTATCACACCATTAATTCCTGAAATCTTCACTAAGAAATCTATCCCCGCAAAACCAATAATTGCAGTTCATACTCGTGACCAAAGAGACACGATGAAAATCATTAAGTCTTTTTATTTGAAATACCCACAATTTAGATGGGTTACCTTCCGTGATATGAGAGGTTTATCACAAGAAGAGTTTGTAACTAACTTACAAGAGTCATTCGTATCTGTATGGGTTGACGACATCAGTGGTTTCGGAACATACCCACTCGAAAGTATGGCATGTGGAACACCTGTAATCGGTAAAGTTCCAAATATGAAACCTGAATGGATGTCAGACACAAATGGTGTTTGGACATACGAACTTAACAATATGGTGGATGTCATCGCTGAGTATACTCAGAATTGGTTAGAAGATAATATTTCAGACCAACTATATAACTCAGGAATTGAGACAGCATCTTCATACCAAAACAAAGAAGAATTTGATTCTCAAGTGGTTTCAACATTTGACACTTACTTGTCAGTTCGTTTAGAGAACTTTAAGACTCAGTTAGAGAGATTAACAGTAACAGAAGAAACAGAATAATTATGAAAGATATTTCAGTAATTCTCCCAGTAGAGAGTTCAAAACACAAGAATTTTAATGAGTTATTTACTAACTCAATCGTATCAATCAAAAATCAATCAGTTCAACCTAAGGAGTTGGTTTTGGTACACACCAATGAAGAATCTTTAGTTTCATACCTAAATGACTTTGACTTCAGTGGTTTGACTGTGAATATGGTTGAAAATAAAGGTAACTCAGATTTCGCATCTCAAATGAATTTAGGTGTCGAAAACGCGACATCTGAATGGGTTTCTTTCTTAGAGTTTGATGATGAATATGCATCTATTTGGTTTAAGAACGTACAAGAATACATTACTGCACATCCTGAAGTAAAAGCATTCTTATCGTTGGTTGTAGATGTTGACGATAAAGGTACGTTTGCTGGATTCACAAATGAAGCGACATTTGCGGCATCTATGAACACTGAGATTGGTTACTTAACTAATGAAGTATTGTTAGATTATCAAAACTTCCAAACTGCAGGTATGGTAGTAAGAAAAGACACATACCAAGAATTAGGTGGTTTCAAACCATCAATTAAACTAACATTCGTTTATGAATTCTTACTTCGTTTGACTTACAATTCTACAAAGATAATGACTATCCCACGTATTGGTTACAAACACCTTAATATGAGAGAAGGTTCAATCTTCTGGAGTTATAAGAATGGTGAACAGAAAGTAACTGAGGACGAAGTTAGATTTTGGTTAGAATCTGCAAAAAAAGAACATTTCTTCACTGAAGACAGAAATATAAAGTATGAACCTGAAAATGTTTAATGACTACATCAGGAAATACAAATTCTCCGGAACCTACCCCTACAAAAAAGAGGGGTAGGAAACCGAAGACTAACACTAACTATTTCGCCGAAAGGGAAGAAAATGCAGTTAGAATGTTTCTTACTGCCAGTACTTTCAATGAGAAGAATGAAATTTATAATGAATATCTAAAAGCTCCATTAGATAAGATGATTGAGTCCATTATCAGAAGATATAAGTTATATCGTAAAGGAATGGAATTTAATGATATTCATGTAGATACCCACTCATTCTTAATCACAAAAGTTGACAAGTTCAAGCCAGCGAAAGGTAAAAAAGCATACTCGTATTTTGGTACGATATGTAAAAACTATTTAATGGGTCAAATCATTAAAGACCAAAAAGACCAAAATAGAAAAATTTCATACGAAGACATATCCTCTTCTTTAGAAAATAGACCTGACTTAATCTACCATTTAGAACATGATAAGGTAGAACCAAATCAGGTTATTAAACATTTCCTAAAAGAAATGGAAGAGTTCATGGAAAAAAGTAATCTCAATAAAAATGAGGTTAAGTTAGGATACGCACTTATGGAGTTATTCGAAAACTATGAGACTATTTTTATTGGTACTGACAATAACAAATTCAATAAGAATATTATACTTCTTTCATTGAGAGAAATGACAAATATGTCAACAAAAGAAATTAGAACTTCAATGAAGAAATATAAGGTTTTATATTACGAATTAGTTAAAAAAATCAATAATCTATAAAATTTACTCCAAAGATATTTATAATTAATGGGACGCCCAAAGAAAAAAGAAATATCATTAAATAAAGATTCTGTACTGAGTCTGATGCAGGAAATCTACAATGAACTTGTGGAACAGAGAGCAACTGCCGTAAGAATCCAAAATAAGATGTTGGCAATGTTGAAAGACCCTAAAGACATGACAGTCATAGGTCCAGTAATCAAAGAACAACAAAAGATTATTAATGATACCATCGAAAAGAAATTATCTCTTTCGAAATTACAATCAACAATTTGGGAAAAGTCTAACAACACTTCAGAGGAATCTTTCAATATTACAGATATGGATGATGATGTCCTCTCAGCACTTATTGAAAAAGATTCTGATACAAGTAAAGGAAACTCTGAAGGGTATAAATTAGAATAATACAATACTCCAATGGGTTTAGATTTGAACAATGATTACGATAGTGTAAAATCCAAAATTAAGGCTTATCAAACAACTGTTGAGAGTAAAAAGGATTTTCTTACCTCCATCAAAAATAATTCTGGTGACAACTTCGAACAGGCTAAAAAATCACATTTTAGTAACTTAAACGAATGGGGTCAAACTATTGACGGTGCAAACGCCGATAGAAAAAAACAACTACAAGATACTGCTAAGACTCAATTGGACCAATTGATTGAAATCTTCATGGTTTCATCATCAGTAGCGGGTGATTCAAAAACATTAGATAAATTATTTGACATTTATAATCAAACAATCCTAAATACTCGTGATAGAATTAAGGATATGTTTATTAAAGAAATTATTAAATCAGCCGGTTGTTCAGAAGAACAACAATTCACAACGTCTCCTTTATACATCAAAGTACAATCTATTGATTTATATAAGAAGTTATATGAAGACCCAAACTCCGCAACGGGTAGTCTTCTTTACGAAAATGATGATACACCTAATGGTGGGTTTCCTTACGCAATGAATAGACAATTATATAATCGTCTACAAAACAAAGGTTTTTCCTTCTCACAAGAATATGGTTCAGATTATATCGGAGCATCTGTAAATCCGATTATGGACTTAGAATATGTGGACCAAGACGATAACGGTAATTTTGGAGACTATATTAAAGTAACACCTAAAAATAAAAATTTAAGTGTTGGTAGTATAACTCAATTCTTATACGATTATTACAGTTCTATAAATCTTATAGATATTGATGAATTAATCACAATAATAATGGATAACTTAACTAAAGCGGTTACCATGGATTTGAATGTCGATATAAACTTCGACAGAGAACAATTAAAGATTGAAAAACTTCTACAACGTATCTTAGGTCTTTGTTTTGATAATGGTAAAGAAATAGATGTTTCAGGTATTGCTAAACTTTCTGTGTTGGATAATATAGACGAATCGTTTTTTGAACTAACATCAAATGATTTGAGAACCATTGAAAATGATTTAGATAATATTCAAAAAGGAGTCACTGAGTTTACCGATTGTGATAATGTAAAATTACCAGTTAATACTGAAGCCATTATCAATCAAATCAAAAACATTAGAAACGAAGATAATGACACCAAAAAATTGGAAGCCTTCAAAGGGGCTATCGATAGTTTAGCCGACAATGAGGAATGGAAATCAATTATTCCAAATATTAATATTAATGGTTCAATAAAATTTGATTTATTGGGAATTATCCCAAAAGGTATAATGCAAGCACTACTATCACCTAAGAACGTATTAGGTATTATGGTGGTATTCAAAGCGGTTCAAAACTTCATCGTAGACCAAATTGAAACTTTGGAAGACTTCTTTAATGAGTTCAAAGATTTAGTTATCGAAGTGATGAGTAAAATTGGAGCGATATTCGTAGAGGAATTATTCAGAGAAATTGAAAAAAACCTCACAATCTTAGTTCGTCTAATCATTGAAGAAATCGCCATTGAAAGTAAGGAAAACTACTCAAAGATGATTTTCACAATTATTAATTACGCAATATTAGTCGCCGATGGGTTAAAAGATTGGAGACAATGTAAAAATGTTGTTGATGATTTACTAAAATTATTACAATTTACAGGTAATGTATTAGGTATTGGATTACCTGCGTTTAGTTTATCACTAGCGAGGTTATTACCAGGACAATCACAAACACGAGCATTTTCAAATTATATTGAAGAATTACAAAAATCAGGAATACCAACTGGTGACTTACCTGATGGCTCGCCTAACTTAATGTTACAGAGTGCGTTATCTATGATTGAAGGTCAACATAAAGAAATGGTTGAAAATGGTAAGGTTGAAGTGGCAATTGACCCATTATCAGTTATAGGTGGTGCAACCACTGGTGTTGTTAAAGCTTATGGTAAATCATATTAATATGGACGAGAATACATTAAAAAATATTATTTCAGATTATAAAAACCGTAGTAATAACGAGTTAAAAATAGCCCTATCTGAATTGTCAAAAGATTTTGAAGAAACCAAAGGTTTGATGATTAAATTATCACACCATTTAGACGGTACTGAAAAAATATACAATGACATATTAAAAGAATATAAAAACAGAGGTAATAAATAATGGCAATTCCTGGAACGGTTGATATAGGTGGAAATGGTAAATTACCATTTAATTATAGACAGATTATCTATCAGGGTAGAGTGGTGGATAATGAAGACCCTTTTATGCTTGGTAGAGTCAGAGTTTATCCTGAGGACCAAAACATTCAAGACCGATTAGGTTCCATACCTAATTTCAATGAAGGTAGTGACAAATGGAGTGAGAAAGACCCTTTTGTATTTTTACCATTATTACCGTATTTCATCTATCAGGTACCTAAAGTTGATGAATATGTTCACATTCTTTACACCAATCCTAACGATAAGACTAACAAAGGTCAGTATTATGTACAAGGTCCATTCTCATCACCCACATCGATTGTAAAAGAAAACAACGAATCTGCCAAATCGTTTTTAAGTTCAGGTATTAGAAATAAGAGATATCAACCAATTAAAAATAAAGACGGTGAAGTATCAAATCCTCAGACTTATGGTGTATATCCTGAACCTGAAGATGTTGCCATTTTAGGTAGGAATAATTCTGATATGATTCTGAAAGACGGTGAGGTTCTTATTCGTGCAGGTAAACACGGTAATTTTAATAGAACACAAATCCCCGTGGCTAAAACAAATAGGGCTTTTATTCAATTAAGTAAGTACGATACGTTAGAACAATATGCCAGTCCATCCACTAAATTCACAATTAGAAAACTGGATGAACAAACCAAAAAACTTATTGAGTTTGAAGTATTCAACCCTGAAAATCAGTTTAGCTCGTTCACAGGACAGATAATTCTTTATAACTTAGTACCTGATGATGTGTCGGGAACTACCATGGCAACATCTATAACCAATAATACTGACTTATCGGAGTTCAAAAGAATTCAATATATTGAACAATTTAATGCCCTTAGCATGCCTGAAGTGGCAATCAAAATTAATAAGTTTATTAAAAGTGTTATGAAAGGTAGAATGGAGTCCGGTATGGTCATCAATAATCAATTCCCATTTTACTATCGTGCAAACAAACAAAATAGGGACAATGGTGACCCCGTTTCTTTTGCTAACCTAACACTTTTATATAGTTTAATTAAGCCTAGTGAATTTATTAATAATTTGAGAGGTTTCGGATTAATTTATGATAAGACGGGTAAAAACAATGTTCCGACTAAAGTTGAAAAGGAACAGTTCCGTCCTAAGAGGATTCTAAACCAAGAAAATACTGTGGGTATTGTGGGTGCAAATCAATTATATCTTTTATCTCACGATGCTAATAACCCAGCCAAGGCTAAAATTAACTTAAAGGACACCATATATGGTATTGACCAATCAACGGTGGTTAATGAAATACAACCAAAAACATCCTCAGTTGTTAGAGGTGAAGAACTTATGACATTAATTGAATTGATTGTAAGATATTTGGTTACTCACGTTCATCCATATCCTGGGTTACCACCAGTACCTGTAAGTTCTGATGGAACGCGTGTTGAAGATTTATTAAAAGAGTTACTTGAAGCAAGTTCTAAGATATTAAATAAAAATATTCGTATAAACTAAGTATTTATAGTAAAAACGAATAATGTCAATTTATAAGTCATATTTCAAACGTAACGACACGTTAATCTTCAATTCTTATACCAACACAGGTAGAAACCCTGTTGTTGAATTATTCTTTGGTAGGGTTGATAACCTAAACTCACCAAAAGGATACTCTCGTTTTATCTTTGATGTCGACTTAGAAGACTTACAAAATAAATTAGCCAATGGTGAAATATCTACAGGGTGTACTGAAGGTATGACTCACACATTAAGAATGACTAATACCTCATCATTCGATGAGGAGTTATTAAATTCAACGTGGTCTAACGGTAGAAGACGTGCAACTTCATTTGACTTAGTATTATTCCGTATCCCTAAAGTATCAGGTTCTACAGGTGATGTCCAAACATGGGACGAAGGTGTAGGTCAAGACTACTACAATTACAATGATGTTATTGAAGGTAACAAAGCATTCTCAGATAGACCAGCAAGTTGGTTCCAAAGAACGACAATTAAAAATTGGTCACAAGAAGGAATTTACGACAATGAAAATGGTAACCCAATAAGTGGTCTTAACTATGATGGTTTAACAATTGTGGATACTCAACACTTTGAGTTCGGTAATGAAGATATTGCTTTTGATATGACTGATGAAATCAATGGTATATTAGACGGTACCATTACAGGTGTTTCAGGTTGGGGTGTTGCATTTGTTCCTGAAGTGGAAAACATCACAGGAATGACTGAGAACTATTCAGTTGGTTTCTTCTCACGTCACACACAAACATTCTACGAGCCTTACTTGGAAACAAATTATAACGATTTAATCCAAGATGATAGATACACATTCTATGAAGGTGTTTCTAACAAACTATATCTTTACGCTTACGTAAATGGTAATCCAATTACTTTAGACAACGACCCTGTTGTAGATATCATCGACGAGAATGATGATGTAATCTACACATTAACAGGTTGTAGTAGAACTAAGGGTGTTTATGAAATTACTGTTCCTGCAATTTCTTCAACTAATGTACCTTGTATGTATTACGATTACTGGAGAGAATTAAACTACAACGGTGAGTCAATCACATCTGTTGAAAACGAATTTGTACTTCTTAAGAACGAGGATTATTTCACGATAGGTACCAGAACTGAAGAACCATCTATCTATGGTTTTGATTTCAATGGTATCCTACAAAATGAAAAAATTCTTAATACTGACATTAGAAAAGTCAATGTAACCCTTAAAAAGGCTTACACCGCCAAAGAAGTACTTAAACATGTAGAATGTTTCTACAGAGTTTATGTTAGAGAAGGTAACATCGAGGTTCAGGTCCAAGATTGGACACAAATCAATAGAACCGCAGACGGTTACTTCTTCGTATTCGACACAACAGATAAGATACCAAATGAATATTTTATAGATATCAAGGTGAACACCGACAGGGAAGTTAATACTTATAAAAGAGAACTACAATTCCAAATCGTAAGTAAGAAATGAGAAAGATAAGAATCACAGAGGAACAACTCGAACAAATCGTTAGACGAGTTATAGACGAAAAGAAAAAGTCTAAGAAGAAAAAAAAGAAAAAGAAGAAAGACACCACCCTATGTTCACGTGGTAAAAACGCAGCAAAGGCGAAATATGAGGTTTACCCCTCAGCTTACGCTAACGGATACGCAGTCCAAGTATGTAAAGGTAAGATGCCTGGTTTGGACGGTGAAAAAAGATGTTCAGGAAAGTATTGTTCGGGTAAGTAATTTTTCTTACCTTTGTATTTTGTAAATTATTTGTGTCATGTCATATACCTATTCAACCTATCAATTAAAGAAAGGAGATAAAGTACTAATGGAAGTTAGTGCAAGTTGTGTTGAGAGAGCTCAAGATTATTTCTATGAAGAAATGCCTGAAGCATATAGTTCAGACTATATGGTCACTCCAAAACCATTAAGTGTTACTCCTTCATTAAACTAACGAACGGATTACCCATTCGTAACCCTTTAGACCCCCATAAGATAGATAAGTCATGTTGTTCTTATCATTTTGGGGGTTTCTATTTTCTGTGATGTATGGTTTGTCACAAAAAGATTTGATTTCTTCTAATACTTCTCTTGGAACGTACTGATTTTCCAAAATCATATTGGCTATTTTTGTATCAACACCTGACTTTTTAATTCTATATAAGTTCTTCTTAACCGATTCTCTTACCACTTTTGGCACTCTAAACTTATTGAACCCTTCATCGATGGTAATTTTAAGGTCACCAGTACCTTTAATCACCCTGTGATACACCATCTTAGGTATGATATAAGTTTGTCCCTCTTGCAAGACCTGAGGTAGTTCCTCGTCCATTTGTAACATCCATCCGTTGCTCTGTTCAACAAAAACCTTACGGTCACTTGTATCTCTGTGCCATACCAACTCCTCAGAGTCCACATTTTCAGTGAATACTCTCTTGAATTTATACTTACTGATATTTTCCTGTTCGTATACCATTACCAAAATCTTCCAGGTACATTCTTACCAAAATCTTTATGTGCTCTACACGCCCAATAACCTGCCTTAGTTTTGTCTTTCTTCTTCTCACATTGGTGTCTCGCAGCAAAACTCTTTCTTGCTTCAGGGTCATTCCATTTAGCAGTCATAACAGGGGAACCGTAACTTACCTTTTTGATTTTACCCGTTTTAGGATTACGGACATAAACATACCACTTCTTAGGACCACCACTCTTAGGGTCATTAAGTTTAACTTTCTTACCCTTATACTCCGCCTCCGATAAACCAAATATTTTTTTAGCCATAGGATTTAAGTCTGATGGTTTAATAAGTTTAGCAGGTATGGTTTCTGATTTAGACCTTAATGCTTTTTGTGCTCTATGGTTCCCATCTAATATCCATAGAATTTTACCATTTTCGTCCACCATAATTAAAATAGGATATTGAGATGAGACATCCACTTGAGAAATTCGTTCAATTTCCTCAGGATTATTATCCCAATTTAGGACAATATCGACCAATTTTTCAGTTGGAAAGTTAATAATTTTAATGTCTTTTGTAAGTTCTAAAATATCTTGAAGAGTAATTCTATCTTCGTCTCTTGACCAAGATGTTTCTGCCCCTTGCTCATTTACCAATGGGAAATCTAACGGTAATCTCTCACCTTCATAGATAAAGAACTTACCCAAATCACTATCCAACAACTCATTGTCCAATTCGTTCTCGTAAAGTCCTTTTTTTCTCAACTTCCTTGCTTCATTAATAACATCAAAGTATTTCGGTGAACCTGTTCTAAACACATTCTCACTCAATGGTATGTTATTATCAATATGGTATTGTAAATCTTCAGAAATAGTTTTTTTCACTTGAATAAATTCCTGTAACACATTCTGAATCAAATTAGGGTCGATAGACTCTTTTTTGTAGTTTTTTACTTTGATACGTGTCGGCTTTTGACCTTTACCTGTCTGAGTATCTTTCTTTTCCTTTTCTCTTTTTCTACGACATGCTGAGTCTTTTTCTGATTGTGACATCTTTCCTGCAACACCAGCTCCTCTACATACAGGGTATCCACCCTCATCGGCATCTTTTCTTCCACAAGGAGGGTGACCCCCACCTTTCTTCTTCTTACATATATTAACCCACGGACCCTTAGGTTGAGATGAACCTTTCTTTTTCTTCTTCTTTCCGAACCAAACCGCTAAATCCTCACTTAAAATGTATTTACTCATAACTTGACAATCGTATACTTTTGATATACATTTAATAAATATTCAGAAATAGATAAACAAAACAATATTTCCAAAAATGGCAAAAACTAAAAAAACCGAAGAAACTAAAGTCACTGAAGAAACAGTAGACCAAGTAACACAAGAAGAAACAACACAAGAAGAAGGTCCTCAACCAATTGGACAGTTGTTTAACACAATCAACTACAACAACATGGATGACCTTAATAGTTTCATCTCTAACATGACCCCTGACCAAGGATTATATATCTTGGTTCAAGCAACACGAGCAGCACAAACAAGAGGTGCTTATGGAATGGAAGAAACTGAAACATTATCAAAAGCAATTAGAACATTGACTAATCCTTCTAGTCAGCCTCAGGAAGCTACTGGCGAACCTGAAGTAAAAACGGAGGAATAATTTTTAGTTTAGTTGGGAATGGGGGGTTTTTACTCCCCATTTTTATGCTCTAAAAAATTTTGCCTAAAAATTACTGACATGGACAAAAAAGAAATGAATTCACGTATAATTGAAATTGAAATGATTATACGTAGAGCTATGGCTAAAGGTCACCATCCTTCTGACGGTGACGAATTTCAACCCCTTAGAGTAGAAAGGGATATTCTAAAAATGATAGTCTCTCAGGACTATAGACCAAAACCGTGGAAATAAAAAAGGGGACCGAATGGTCCCCTTCTTGTATCATATAAGATATTGATTATCTCAATTCTCTTAAGTCGAAAGTTCTAACACCATCAACTGTAATCTTACCGTAGAAACGGTTGTTCACCATCTTCTTAGCGTATCTAGTCATGATACCTTTGATTGGTGTGAAGTTGAATGGGTTATACATTGTAGGTGTCAACTGTAATGGTACGTATGGTGCGTAAACGTAACCTGTATCCAATAAAGAAGAACCTTTGTGACCTAACAATACAGTGTTTGGTGGGAAGTAAGGGTCACGGTAAACTTGATATCTACCTGATAACGTACCTACTCTCTCAATACCCATGTTGTATTGGTCTTGGTCTGGTGCTGCGTTTGATACGTGGAAGTATTCCAAGTCATCAAAGATTGCAGAAATTTCAGAAGAAACTACAATCCAGTTAGCACCACCTCTAAGAGTTGATTTGTGAATTTGAGCTGAGATTTGGTTAATCGCAGTAATCAACGTTTGGTTCCAGTCTTTTTGGTTGTAGTTAACTGAACCGTTAGATACTCTCTTCCATCCGTTGTAGTCCCATCTTAGTGACCATGCCGCACCTTTTCTCAAGTCTCTTAAGATTTCACGGTCGATTTCCGCTGCCACTTGCTCAGACAATAAAGCTGTCAATTCAGCTTCAGCGTCGATGTTGTGGAATGCAGAAACGTCTTGTGCAAGTTCTGGAGACCATTGTGCTCTTAATTTTCTTTCTGTTACAGAAACAGTAACTGCTTCAAGGTCGAAAGATACCTCACCGATTTTATCTTCGAATTCTAAAGTTTCGTATCTTCTCCATGATGCTGTGAATGTAGCACCTGAAGCAACTGTAGTACCTGTGTAACCGTCTAATGACGTAGAGCCGATAGCTGCTGGAGTTGATAGGTCTAACTCTAAGTAGATGATACCGTTAGCATCACAGATGTCGTCATACTTACCACCTGGACCTGAACCTGGGAATGGTGCTGCTACTTCTTCACCATACTGTACGATACCTTTACCATATTTCTGAGTTACTACTCTGAAGTTATAGTAAACATCATCAGTTGTGTCAAAGTAAGTTTCCAATGAAGCCAAGAAGTCTTCATTATCCATTTCCTGACCATCAGGACCGATTAATTTACCAGCACCTGCGTTAGAGAAACCTGACAATGCGAACAACAAGCTTCTTACATTAGCAGAAGCGCCACCCAATACGTCATCCAAAGTAGTTGCTACCAATGCACCTGCATCCCATTTAACTGGAACCAATGTGTCAGTCAATGCTGTGTAAGCACCTTTTGAGTAGTCAAACAAACCTGCTGGGTCTGAATTTGGAGTTTCTCCTTCGTAGAAACGGTCGTACAAGTTCTTACCACTACCGTAGTTTGAATCTGAAGTAGATGGACCGTTAGGTGCACCGAATGGTGCTACGTGTGTACCATCAGAGTTTCTGTTTTGGATTTTAGGTACGAAGTAGAACAATTTACCGATTGGTAAGTTCATAGCTTGTACAGATACGATATCGTTAGCCAATAATTTAGAGAATACTCTTCTAACGATAGGAAAGACTACAGTTTCGAATGAACCTGAGTCAGAAGCGTTTGCTGCTTCGTTGATTAAGTGAGACGCTTGGTTTTCGTATAATTGTGCCACGTTTTCTTTCAAGTGACCTTTCAATCCATCCAAGAAACCTAATTTGTCCCATTTGTTGATTGTGTCTTCTTTGATAACTTTCAAGTGCTTAAGACCGATGTTACCAACAAGACCTGATTCTAATAATGCTCCCATTTTTAGTAATTTTTAAGTTTTATTTTATTTTATTATTTTTGACATCAAATCCTTCATTCTCATGAATTGTGGATTCTCATATGTCTTAGATTCGATAAGATTTGCTGATGAACCTTTAGATGGAGTCTTACTTACTTTCTCAGTCATAGATTCTGAGATTGTGTTAGCTTCCTTGCTTTCGAATTCTTCTTTCAAAGTCTTATACAAACCTTTTGATTCTTTCAATGTTTCTACTGAATCGAATCTTCTGAGGATATTGATTTTCTCTTGCTTAGTGGTAGTGTTCTCTGTGAACAAACGTGTAGCGTAAGCCAAGTTAGAATTGAATACTGCAACCTCGTTCAACTTCTCTTTGAAGATGTTAAGTGCCTTACGGTACTCTTCATTCTTTTCTCTAAGTTGTTGTAACTCTTTTTCTGTACCTTCACCCAAACGAGCTTTGTTTGGTACTGAATGAGGTCTTGGTAAACCTTTAGATTTGTCAGAAGACGCTTTCTGTCCAGCAGCGTGACTTCTCACCATACCTTCAACAGCTTCACCTTCAGACTTCTCTTCACGGTCTTTAATGTCATCTTCTAAATCTTCAATATGATATTCATCATTCTTGATATCAGCTTCATTGTCAGACATTTCTTTCATTTCAGATTCAAATGCTCCGTACTTACCGTCTTCTTCCTCGTGACCATCCACATCTTTTCTGTGGTATTCGTCACCTTTGTTCATACCGTACTTACCTTCAGCCATTTCCTCTTCTTTATACTCTTCGTCCATATCGTCTTCTTCAGATACTTCGATTTCGTAAACAACTTCATCCATATCTTCTTCAGATACTTCCTCAGCCATTTCTTCCTCTTTCTCTTCTGATTCCATTTGGATTTTGTATTCAACGTCAGCTTCTTCGTCTTTGAGTACAACATCGTCACCATCTTGAGAGATGATAATTCCGTCTTCTTCACCCATAGCTTTGAAAACCTTTAAGATTTCCTCGTCAGATGCTCCTGTTAAATCAAGAGGTAAAAGAACTTCTTCTTCATCATCAACTTCCAACTCATCACCAGGTAAGTCCATCATCAACATATCTTCTACGTCTTCCATGTCCATCTCCTCGCCTTCGTCTTCCATTTCTGAATCTTCATCAGATTCCATGTCCATATCAATGTCCATTTCCTCTTCTCCGTCTTCCATGTCAAGTTCCATTTCTTGTTCAGCCATTTCTGACCCTTCTTCCATTTTTGAACTTTCTTCCATGTCGACCATTTCAATCTCCTCTTCCTCAGAGAGCGATTCTTTTACTAATTCACTGATTTCTTCCTTCATTGTAGAAGCAAGTATTCCTTTTGCATTTTCCGTTACGGCTTCTTCCAAATTTTTCATTTGAAGTAGTGCCTCTTCAACTAATGATTTTTTAGTTTCGTTCGCCATTTTTTACTTTTTGCGCAAATGTTTATTTATTCGTATACTATAAATATTACGAAAACACAAAAAATATCATTTTTGAAATATTAGGGCACAAAAAAATCGGAAGTCACCCTCCGATTCTTAAATTTTTTGGTTTGGTTTTTGTTATTCGTAAACCTCGTCGATTTTACTTTCAGCACATGCGGTGATTCTCCAATCATGTGGGAAACCCTCGAATTTCTTAGTGACTTTAGATTCAACTTCTGTTACGTTGTATCCTTTTACAAGTTTCTCTTCTCTGATTTTTTTAATCTTTCCTGAATTCTCGTCAGGTAGGTCATACTGAATTTTTGCTACGAAATATTTCTCATCCATGGTTATAAAATTTTTAATTACCTAAATAATCGGATAATCTTCTCATTAAGTCAATAGATGCACCCATTCCACCATCAATTCTTGCTTCAGGTTCAGGTCTTTTTTCCTCTTCTAAGTTTTCTTCGTACTTACCCTTATCGTCCTTATTAAGGAAAAGGTATGCACCTGGAGTAGATGGAGACGATACAAGGTCAAAACAAATAAGTTCAAAATCTTCCTGTACTTCGTTTCTTTCACCCTTCTTAGCTAATGAACCTACACCACGAGAAGATACACCCATAGTAACACCTTGTCTCATTAAGTTTGCGGCTTGGTCACCAGGACACGAAACAACACCACTATCATGGAAACCTGGTGAAGTTAATAATTTTAACTTACCCATTAATGTATTACCTTCCCACCACATATCAGTGATAAGATGTGATACACGGTCCAAATCAATCAATGATGATTCAGGGTGGTTCAACTCAGAAATGGATAAACCTTTATTGATAGCCCCTTGATATCTTTCGGCTTCTCTTCTTAATATTTTTTCAGGGTAGACACGACCGTTTCTGTTTGGTGTATCGAATTTTTGTAATACAGCATAAAACTCAAATGGTTTCGAGTGGTCCAACTGACCATACGATTCTTTGATAACTTCAGCATTACGGCTATCGTGTGGGTTTACATATCCTGCATCCCATTCAATCAATATTCCCTTCCCTGTATCTTGTGGTCCTAAAACTCTCATATGAATAAATCTTTATTATAAATACTTAGAAATGGGGATTATTCTATAATGATGTCCCACTCACTTATTTCTACACCAATATACTTTGTATATTTTTTATTCATCACTTCAGCAACTTTGTTATTGATAACATAACCTAATGGTAAATCTTCTCCTGAATAAACGTCTTTGAGGGCCCAAGTCGATGCGAAACCAGTCACGTCTTGTTCACCATCATAAGTATATAAAATCTTATCAATCATGACCCTGACAGAAATGTCATTATCTTCCATATCACCTTCTAACATTACATTTCTAAAAGTCACTACAGTAAAATCCTCATTTACCGTGAAATCAGACGGGTTAATAATATTGTTAAGGTCATCAATGGCGGTGTTAGCCTCACTGATGACCTTTCTTAATTTTTGTAGTTGTGATTCTGTAATTTTGATTTTCACGAAAAAGGTCTTTAAGATAAATATTCTTTCTTTTTCGTTTTGGTCTTAGACAACGTAAAATAATCTGAAGACATCAATTCATCTGAATAGATTGATTTACATATTTTCTTTACACGGTCCCTCAAAATAATTGATTTGAAATCCATGTGTTCTTTTACAAATAATGTAACCTCTAAATTCATGAAAGATTTTTTACCCATTTGAATACCACTCGTTCTTAAGTCTAAATCTACAATATTATGTGTTTCAAAAATTAATGGGTCAACACACTCTAATAAGTTATGTTTAATGTTGCGATTTAAGTTTCCGTTTATTCTGTTCCAATTGTCACTTTCAACAGTTGGTTCAATCCATGATTGAATTGAAATATAAATTGATTTTAAGTTTTGTGCATCTACAGTTCCATAACTACACTTAGCGTTTTCGAAAATATTTAATTTCGAACTTTTACCTTTTTTCATATATTCTTCATATATCTTCACGTTTATTTGTTGATAAAAGTATAAGAAACTTTTCCTCCTCAGTCAAAATTTGACTTAAAAAAACTATTTATTATAATAGTCAAGTATGATAGTAGTAAAAGTAGATAACAAAAAAGGTGGTATTGAGAGAGCTCTCAAGAATTATAAGTATAAGGTCATAAAGACCAAACAACTTAATAATTTAAGGGATGGAAGATACTACGAGAAAAAAACCACAAAGAGAAGAAAGCAATTACAGAAAGCCAAGTATGTGGAAAAATTAAAGGGTTCAGAAGACTGAACCCTTTTTTTATTATAGACCTGAATGTAATTGTTTGAGTTTGTATAATGAAACTAAATCGTTTTTACTTTCATTAATTTTAGAAATTGTATTATTAACTTTTTCAGTTAATTCTGTATCAGTACTTTCAGTTAAAGTAGATTTAAGTTTACCAATAACTGATTCTTTTAATTCAGTCATTTCTTTAGTAATCTCCTCTTTAGTCATTGATAATAATCCTTTCAATTCCTCTTTCTCTGATTCACTAATATTTTCATATTCTTTGTTGAAAGTATTCGATGCAATTTTCAACATTGTAGACAATGGTAGATTTACTGATTCTTTGATTACGTCTTCAATCTTTGTTTCAGAAAGTGTTCTCTGAATCTTTAATTTTGATTCCACAACTGTCTCCAATTTAGTTAAAGATTTTTCGTAAATAACGTTATCAATATCTACGTAATTATTTTCAACAGATTCATCTAAAAGTTCATTAACCCACTTAGATAATTCTTCAATTTTTTCTTTGTTATTTGTGATGATATCATTTAACTTTTCAAACGACTCATTTACATATACCGAAGCAACTTCTTTAGATAAACCTTTTTGTGAACTTAATTCATCATAAAGGTAATAGGCTTCAGCCAAATTTTTGTCACCCAAGATTCTTTTTTTGAAACCCTGAAGGTTAGACTTAAAAGATTGTTTACCGTAAGTAGAAACTAACGTTCTTTCAATCTTTGATTTTATAGCACCGAACTTATTCATAATTGTTTTATTTATAAATATTACTATTTGAGTAACTGGTTCAACTTTTCTTCCATCTCACCTAATGACTCTCTACCTTTAGATAGGTCAATAGTTTCGTCTTGACCAAATAATGTCATATCTTCTAAGATTAAATCTAAGTCTTTATTTCTAACAAATCTTTCAGGAGCTAATTCAGGTTCACCACCAGTTTCAACTTCACCAGCAGGTTCACCACCTAAGTCTCCTCCTAAGTCTCCACCGAAATCTCCACCTCCTCCGAAGTCTCCACCACCACCGAAGTCGTCTCCACCACCGAAGTCGTCTCCTCCTTCAGCATCAGCTTCACCTTCAGGTGCTGTACCTTTTTGACCATACAATTTGTCAAGATTGTCAAAGATACCAGTATTGATAATAACTTCTTGAGTTTTCTCCAATTCACCAGCAACCGCTCTTTCAATACGTTGTTGTTGTAAGTCAAGTTTGATTTCCTCATCAGAGAATCCAAGAATATGTTTCTTAGCCCATGATGATGAAACAGGTAAGATACCGTTTCCTGGGTCAGTAGTTGCATCACGATACAATTGAATCTTCTGTTGCCATTGTTCCACCTTCAACAAGTCAGCTTGTGATGATGGGTTAGTTAATGCCAATTGGAAGTTTTGTAATTCATCCTCAAAACCTAAGATATATAAGTGGATGATTGCAATCTTATTCAACTCCTGAATCATAGACCTTTGAATTCTATTGATAGTTCTCGCAAAACGGATATCCTGTAATGCTAAGTTCTTACCTTCACCAGTAACCTCTTCAAAACCTAAGAATGCTTTAGGAACACGAAGTGCCGTCAACAATTTCTTTTGGATGTATTCAATATCCGCAATCTCTGACAAGTTCTGCGCACCTGGTAAAGTATCAATAGGGTTCGGAGCGTTAGGGTCACGAACAGGAATAAAGTAATCTTGGTCTACGGCCATTTGGTTCATACGTAGGTCGACATTACCCGTTGAAGGGTCTGCGACCTGGTCACGTTTGAACTTGTTGGCAACTCGTTGTACATACGGTTCGACATCTTTATCATCCATATTACCCACAAAT